TATATGCTCTCGGAGGACAGGCGCGAGGTCACCTTATACCGCTTATCAACAGGTGATGTGTGTGTGTTATCTTCTTCCTGTGTACTTAGTAATATCACTTTTGATGTCCATATCGACGCTGATTTTGACAGCGAGTTGGTGATCATCAACTCAGCTGTCTATTCTGAAGTCGCCAGTACGAATATCCATGTAGAGAATTTCACGAATAAGGAGGCGGTATCGCGGTTTTCAGATGTCATGTGGGCGATGCAGCAAATTCTATTTATGAGCTTCGATAAGCGCTTGGCGAGCTTCTTGATCGATGAAATCTCTAGAACGGGAAGTGTGGAAATCATGCTTACCCATGATGCCATCGCTAAATATGTCGGTTCAGCCAGAGAGGTGGTTTCCAGGATGCTGAAATACTTCGCCTCGGAAGGCATCGTCGAGCTACAGCGCGGTGGACTTAAGGTGCTGGATAAACAGCGTCTGCGAAAATTGGTTACGATGTAAACATTTGAACACTCTTCAAACCGTATACGGATAAAACAAAATGAAATGAGGATAACATGAGTTCACGCAAGGGGAATCCACCCAATACTGGAAAAACACCTTTTTATGAAGGTTTGAATAAAAAAAAGAAAAACAGAGGCCCATCTGCAGACACCTTTGAGTCCGACTATTACGAGGATGATTTTCAGGACGCTTATGAGGGAAAAAACACTTCTAAGAAGCCAGTCGAGGCGAGAAAGGCTTATCAGAGAAAGGGCAAACCAGCCTCAAGTACCGTACAAACAGAGAATAAACCCTCTCATACGGTTAGGGGGAAAAAGGTCGTGGAGCGTAGCGGCGGGTTCGAACGCATGGACCAAAAGCCGCGTTATGACCGCTCTTTAGATGCCTATCGCAGCGAGCCCAAATGTGGGGTGTTCGGCGCGTGTGGCGGCTGTCAGCTTCAGCACCTCACGTATGAGGGACAACTTAAATATAAGCAAAAGAAGATCGAGCAGTTGATGGGTGCCTTTGGAAAGGTTTCTCCCATCATCGGGATGGAAAATCCAGAGCATTACCGTAATAAAGTGCATGCCACCTTTTCCTATGATAAACGCGGCAAGATCGTCGCAGGAATCTATGAAGAAGACAGCCACCGCGTGATTCCCATCACCAACTGCCTGATACAAGATAAACGTGCGAACGGTATCATCCAGACGATTTTAGGTCTTATGCCGTCATTTAAGATGACGCCATATGATGAGGATTATGACACTGGCTTTCTCCGTCATGTACTCATAAGGACGGGGCATGTCACGGGTGAGGTCATGGTAGTCATCGTCGGCGGAAACCCTATTATGCCTTCTAAAAACAATTTTGTGAAAGCCTTAGTTAAAGCCCACCCAGAGATCAGCACCGTGGTGTTTAATGTGAATAACCGCCGCACCAGCATGGTACTCGGCGCTTATGAAAAGGTACTCTACGGTAAGGGATATATCGAAGATGTGCTCTGCGGTACTACCTTCCGTATTTCACCGAAGTCGTTTTACCAAATCAATTCGATCCAAACCGAAAAGCTTTATGATAAAGCCATGGAATATGCGGCCCTCACAGGCACTGAAAACGTCCTGGACGCATACTGCGGCATCGGCACCATCGGCCTTATCGCCAGTAAAAAAGCGGGCGAGGTCATCGGCGTCGAGCTCAACAAAGACGCTGTAAAAGACGCTGTGGCCAATGCAAAACTCAACAGCATCACCAATACACAGTTCTATCAGGGGGATGCGGGCGATTTCATGCTGGAAATGGCAGCCGAAAATGAAACCCTAGACGTGGTCTTTATGGATCCACCACGCAGCGGCAGTGACGATAATTTCCTCTCAGCCCTCGTGAAACTCGGACCAAAGCGCGTGGTGTACGTGTCCTGCGGTCCAGAGACCCTAGCGCGCGATGTCCGCTACCTCACACTTAACGGTTACAGTGTCAAGTCCATCCAGCCTTATGACATGTTCCCGTGGACCGAGCATGTTGAGACTGTTGTCTTGATGTCACGAAAAGATAAATAATAGGCCCTAAAAGGCCTGAAATCAAAGGTTTCCAGACTTTCGGTAATGATCGCCGAAAGCTGGAAACCTTTCTTTTTTTTCTATCGTAAGTAGAGCAGGTCTTAAAGAATGGTTGGGTTGGGGCTATTGAACTGCTTTTTGCACTGCGAGTTAAGGGAACTACTGTATTTAGGATAGGTTGAAGCTAGAGAACTGTTGTTGAAAAGGGTCTAGAATACAGAAAAAGCGTGAATGAATGAAGTTGTCACCTCGACTCCATCAAAAGTAATGCCGTCTATTGATAAAAGGTATTTTGTCATTAGATGGTTTTATTTTGCCCTAAAAAGGATTGAAACAAGCGATTCCCAGAGATTATCGGGGGTCGCTTGTTTCAGTTTTTGGGAGTTTTCTATTCATGTTTTCATCACTAATCAAAATCTGAAGCTGGGAGTAGGGTTAGTAATCGTTTGTCTTTTCGTACAGGTGTGCATTTTGCTGGCTTATCGTTGTGCACTTGAGTAATCGTTGAACATTATAAATCTTAGCTTTCAATATCTTTCAACGTCTTGCCTTCTGCGGTCACCCACATAATTAGTCCGTTGGCGCTCGCATAGGTTACAAAGCCCGCAGCTGCAGATGGACTCTTAAATAAAGTATCTTCTAACAGCACATTATTTTTGTCAATCCTTTCAGCAAATTGTTCGCGTAAATGCTGAATAGTTTCCGGACAACTTTTAGTCGGATTTGCAGAAACTGCGCACCCTTTGAGAACGACAAAACCTTCATTAGTTATTCGCCCTGTTGCGTTAGCTTTCGCTGTTTTCAGGTAAAGTATTGGATCTTCATCAGTGTTCACTGGTTCACTAGTTGACGTTGTGGCCTTTGAAACTAAAGACTCAAATAGCTTATGCCCAAATGTACCCATAACGATTTTAGCGTAATCTATAAACTCCTCCAGTTCACTTTCTTTTTCCTCTGTAACATTGCCGGATGTAGGGTCGTTTCCGTTCTTGACCAGATAACGCTTAGCTTCCGTAGCTAAATTGCAGAAACGGTTTTCAAGATAACTTATTTCTGTTGGTCCGAAAGAGTTGTTTGAAGTTGTAAAGACTACGGCCTCAGTCCAATAATCTTTGTTCGGGTTACGTTTATGCTCCTGTAAACGGTAGAGTATGCCTTCGCCGTTCTTTCTGGCTCCAGCTTGGCCAATATATGCAACATTATCTCCGGTCTCATCAGACGTGCCAAACAGAAAATAAACACCACTTTGCTTCAGATCGTCACGTTCCTTGCACTTGTCGAGCTCGGTGCGCGGTATCTTATATGCCACACCAGTCCAATTAGCCAAAGTACATTTGATGCGCCCACTTGCGGTCCCGTCCATCAAAAATAGATTAATACTCTTTCCACGAGTTATCATATCTATACCTCCAGCATCAATTGCTCTGGCTTCACTCGATTTTTCATCAGGTATATGAAACTGGATTGCAAACGAACTTCGTCATGAGCAATTAATGCATATACCCATGGTTTGCCTCCGTTATTAGCATTCCACTCAGATACCGCACGGCAATATTCAATTGCTGCAATTGCCTTTTCTTTGACAGCGTCACTGCTTATTTCGTTTGAAGCCTTCGTTTCAACCATATAGATGGTGTCTGCAGTCTCTACGATAAAATCCGGCTCATATTTACTTGCACCACCAGGGCCATAGTAGATGTTAAATTGTTTTGGGCTGGGGCGTAGCCATTTCAATACTGCAGAATCGTTTTCAAGGACAATAGCAAATACGCGTTCCGTATTGCTATCAAACTTATATAAAGTATGGCATGCTTTATTAAAGCCTTTAAAAACCTTTGTTTTTACTTCTGAGGCTGGCATATCAGCACGCAAATTATAAATATCATCCGATTTGAATTTCCCGCCAAAACTGGATTCTATCCTCGAAAATGGTCTCATCTCAGAAGCACGATAACTTGTTTCCTCTTTATAAAAGTGTTGGTTCATCTGAGTATAGATAATCTCAGCAAGACTTCGCTGTCGATCTCGCATAACTTTTTCCGTTTCATCAGGACTCAAGTACGACAAAAAATGCCTTTTAGCGTCAGATAGAAGAGAATAAATGAGATTTGCACTACTACTATAATCTACATTATCATGAACAATAATATGACGAACGACCTCATTCTCGACAGTATCTGCTATTGGAAATAGAGCGAAATCGGTTTCATATTCAAAGGTATCTCCTCCGTCTTGAAGTTCTGTTCCTATTAGTATGTCCTCAGATGGATGCCATCCTAAACCTCTTGTGTCCAAAGTAAAATCAAAAAAGCCATGCTTAACCTCCGTAAAAGGCTGAACGACACCTTGTGGGATTGGTATAACCTTGTCAGTTAGTGTTTGAACACAGGTTTCAATCGCAGCACCGACTACAGCCTCTAAATCTTCAGATTTGAGCTCAAAGGTTGGAAACTGACGAATTGTTTCTCCAACTATGCTCGAACAAACAACCCGCATGATTTCTTCGTCTTTAGTGGCGTCAAAAGTTTTCACTTGTTTACCAAGTTCAGCGACTGTTTTTGAAGCAAGTTGGGCAACGAATTGGGCTACTTGTACTGTCTGTTCGGGGGTCTTGGTTTCAATGTACTTTTCACTTGCTGTTTCACGAAGCGTGAATGCGAGCTGTTCGGTAAAACTTGAGGACTGGGTTAATTCATCATAAGAAGTAGGTAGTTCTACAGTTTCACGCTGCTCTTCACGTTTCGTACCATTTGGGTCAATGTAAAATATTCGCCGAACCAATGAATCTGGATTATTAGCAAGACGCACGATGTCTTCATAGCGATCATGACTTACAATAGAAAGACGATCTATTTCATCTACATCTGTTCTCTGCCCATATGGCAAACGGAGACCACGTCCTATAGTTTGCTCAGTGAGAGTTTCTGATGCCGATGCACGCAGAGGTATGATTGTATATAGATTGGTTACATCCCAGCCCTCTTTAAGCATATTTACATGGATTACAATTTCGATGCGATTGTCGGGATTCTCCAGTGATAGCAAAAGTTCAATGTTCTCGTCCTTTTCGGCACCGCGTTGTGCAGAATTAATTTCCAACACCTTGTCTTTGTAGTAACCACGGAAAAAATCAGGAGATGTCAAATATTCTCTAATTTGACGCGAATGTTCCATGTCTTTGGCAACGACCAGCACAAACGGTTTAACTAGCGATTTGCCAGTACTACGAGCATAAACATCCAGACGGCTTTTCGTTTCTTCGTGCAAACGAATACCATCGTTTAACTTCTCATGGTCAAGCTGTTCGGGGGTGTACTCCTCAGGCCGGAAATCCTTTCTGGTAAAAACAACGGGTATCTTAACATAAAGTCCATCATTTAAGGCATGAGCAAGTGAATACTCATAAACAACATTTTTGAAGTCAATCTTTTTCGAACCTTTTATAATTTGTGGTGTAGCGGTAAGTTCTACTCCTAATACTGGCTTTAATTCATTGATTACATCAAAACTACGATCGGCGTGGTAGTGGTGACTTTCATCCATTAAAACGCAGAGGTCAGATAAGTTCTGCAAATATGAGAAATATGACTCACCCAAAACTTCATTGAGCCGCCTTATCCGTGCTGGCTTGCCATCTGCCGTTTTGCTTTCAGAATTAAGTTTCGAAATATTGAAAATGTTGATAATAATATCGCTTACTCCAAACTTGCCCTGTCGGAAATCAGTATAGTTGTCTCCGTCGATGATACGAGGAGGTGTTACGAATTTATCAAGACCCGCAAAAACATATTTTGCACATGATGGTTCGCCTAAATCTTTCTTTAACTTATCGTAAATTGTGAGATTGGGTGCCATTACAAAAAAATTATTGATGCCTTTTTCATAATGCAAATAAGCAATGAAAGCGCCCATTAATCGTGTTTTTCCGATACCTGTAGCAAGAGCAAAGCATATTGAAGGGAACTCGCGTTCAAAAGAATTCAGTGTCGGGAAAAGTTCTCTGATATTATGCAGTTCGCTTTCCAAGTCTGAATTTTTTGACAGGGAGAGAATATCACATATTTGCTGAAATCGCTCAAGGCTTTCTATTTGCGGAGGGCGAAGCGCAAGACTGACACGGATTTGTTTAGCATTCCGATTCAAATTCACCATTGTCATCCTCCTCAAATTCTGAGACATCTACAATATTTAGGTTATAGTTGTCAACGTTATATTCGCATTTTGAAAGCACGGACTGAGGTATTTTCTTAACAGTAATATTCTCGTATCGTTTGCCCAGACCAATATCGAAAGCTGAAGCACAAATTAACAATGTTTCAAAGTCTGCAACCTCGCGAGCTATTTCGTCCAGCTCTTTGGCTGTAAAGTATTGGGTGGTGATGTAAATATAGCTGTTGCTCTGAGCTTTGCCTTGTTTCCAGAAAACCTCTGTGTCAGGTCTGTAAACAAAACCATTTAACTTTGCGACTGCTGCAACCAGCATCCCGGGATTGTAGAGTTCAGAGAAGACAGGATTGCCGAAACAGTCCTTTACAATCAGTGTAGGTGCTAGTTCATAGAACTTGAAGCCGCCGCCGCCCTGCCAATTTATAACTTTGGAGATGCCACCTTGCTCACCGTCAACTACTGCTTTCAGGCGTGGCAGGCAATGGGAATAGCAGTGATCGCCAAGCTCAATGCCAATGTATCGCCTGCCGGACTTATGAGCAACTGCCGCAGTAGTACCAGAGCCTAGGAAACTGTCAAGCACGAGGTCTCCCACAGACGTCGTCATATCAAATATCCGACTTATTAGTGCTTCTGGTTTTTTTCCATTTGGGAAAACAACGCCGCCTTCTTTGGTTAGATTATTTATACTTGAAGTGAAATCCCAATATGTGCCTTGTAAATCTTTCTTATACAAAACACCATCAATTGTTTCGCTTATATCCCGCAACCAAGCAAATAATCTACACTTTTCACCTTTGTAAAACTGCTCATATAAATTTCCTTTATTTCTCCCTGTCTTTGGCACATATTCTATAGATAATATATCTTCGGAAATGTTGAATGTTTTTTTTGCTTCAATTACACGCGCGCGTATTGATGATTGAGCATCCTTTGCTTCGAAAATTCTCTGACCATATTTATAATAAACGTCTTTTTCGCTAAGACCTTCATCTCTCATTATTTGATTGACTGATTTAACTATGGCATTCAAACGGGCATAGACTTTGATTTCATTTCCATCTCCGTCAACTGTTGAGCCAACGTATCTTTTATCACCTTCATCAACCAAAACTGTAGTGTAATGCCAGTTTTTGCCCTCAGAGCGATATTGTTCTACTACAGAGTGCATTTCTGTATAATCATAAGCTCCAGTAAAAGTAGAAAGCATGTCATAATTTTTAGCGTAAACTAAAATGAATTCACAGTTCTTTTTTAACCTCTTATCTTCGCCTCCTCCAGAAGCCCCAGCTATACTCTTCATATTGACAGAAATCATGTTCACAAAATTATTTCTGCCAAACACTTCATCACAAATGACTTTAAGATATGCTTGTTCTTCATCGTTAATTTGAATCCATATGCTTCCATCTTCACTGAGTAGATTTCGAAGAATGTTAAGTCTTGGCAACATTTTTGATAGCCAACGTGAATGTTCGATATAGTCATCGTAATGCTCATTCATAGCATCGATATTGTACGGAGGATCGATATAGATACATTTTATCTGTCCGGTAAACTCCTGTTCCAACGCCTTAAGCGCCAACAGATTATCACCGTGTATTAGCATATTATTAGCGGTTGGATCACCGTAATCCTTAGAAGGATCATGTAAAAGTATCCGCGGCTCCACCCGTGGTTCTTCGTCCTTCCCAATCCATGTCAATTCAAGTCTTTGCATTCTGCATTCCTCCGTTTTCAAACTATCTCAAATGAGAAAGTCATAATATTTTCTAATGAAGATCCGCCTTCCAATTTAGAACGAATTTCATCCTGAAGGCGTTCGTTTTGGGTATCAATTTCGTCTTCGCGTTCATAAATCTCACGCCTTGTTTTCTTGCGTTTTTCCTCCAAGCGACTGACTTCCGCTTTCATTTCAAGCATTTCGGCCAATGGTTTATCGGTGCTAGCTTTGAAAAGACGCTTCTTCTCCGTGATCACTTTATTCAGGTCCTTTAGTTCCTGTTGTAGTCCATCTTTGAGGTCTTCACTGAAAGCGTCCAATTTAGCACATTCTGCAAGAAAATATTCTTTGTTAATGCGTTCTATTTCTGATTTCTGCTTTTCAGTGTTGGCTTGACGCAATGCGTCCACCTTGGCAACTTCTGAGTCGGCTTCCCCAATGATTGCTGCAGGCAGCTCCATGATCCGGTTCACCATATCATTATCTATTTCAGTTCCATCTTCAGTAACCACAGAAAAGATAAGGTGTTCTTCAATATCGAATCCATGATATATCAATTTATCCACCGAAAGGATGCCGCGAAGGTTCGGATGGTTTTCCAAGAAACTAATGTGGTGTTCCTGAGAATTTTTATGATCAAAGCGAATCGCTATTGACGGTAGTGGTGTTGACATAGATTGGGATAGCCATTCTTGGCACATTGGATCATCACGTCTTAAAAAATTGTCACCTTGCCGCTCTGCGTCTTTCCATTGCACATTGTAAGTCTCTGTTGAGCCGTTCACTTGATAGGAAAAACGCCCTTGATCAATAGAATTTACCCTTTCCGCGCCTTTCATAATGAAAAAGTTGCATAGCCACCGGCTGAACTTATCCAGTCCAGCAAGGGTGTCTGCCTGGCAGCCCTTAAGGCGTGCGGCTACCTCTTCGTCGAAATTTTCGAGTATGGACTGCCGTGCAGCCATAATCGTTTCGCTGATGCGCTCGGAGAGTTCTTCTTGAAGTTGGTCAAATTCACCTTGTATTTCCTCAGTGGATTTACAAGTTTGGTATATTTCTGCAATGCGTTTTTCAAAATCGATGCCAGATTCAATCGAACCTAACACTTCATCAGACGAACCAAACAAGCCGCTAAACAAACGAAATTTCTGATCAAGCAGCTCATAAACACGAACGTCAGCTGCATTTTTTCTGTTTAAGAAGTTGATAACGACCACATCGTTTTTTTGACCGTAACGATGACAGCGACCGATACGCTGTTCAATGCGTTGAGGGTTCCAGGGCAGGTCATAATTAACTATCAAACTGCAGAATTGAAGATTAATACCTTCTGCTGCAGCTTCAGTTCCAATCAAAATACTTGCTCTATCACGGAACTCCTCAACCACGGCTGCTTTTAGATCAGCCTGACGTGAGCCCGAAATGATGCCGTCATTCTTATGCCGCTCTTTCCATTCAACGTAAATGCGCTTTGATATTTCATCATTATTTGAACCATTCAAAAATACAATGCTATTTGCATAGCCATTGTCAGACAACAGGTTTAGCAAGTAATCTTGCGTTCGACGAGATTCAGTAAAGATTACAGCCTTTCGCTGTCCTCCGCGCTTTTCAGTTTCATCAAAACCTTTCTGGAGTGCAGTGAGTAAATTGTCACCCTTCGCATTGTTGGTGATGCTTTTTGCCAGCTCAGCGTATTCTTTTAGTTTTTGAAGTTCATCAGAAACAGCAGCACGGTCTTGCTCAAGGCCAATAATTAAAGAGTCATCAGCTTCTTCCTGTTCCTCAAGAAGTTCATCGAATGTATCATAATCCTCACCGAATTCGAGTTGTGTATCAAGACCTTTTAGAAGGGCTTCCAGTCGATCGATTAAAGAGCTCAAAGTCCCCGAGATCGCAAAAGACGATGAAGCTAGGAGTTTTCTCAATACCAGTGTTATCAGGGTTCGCTGCCCTTGTGGAAGAGCAAAGAGCCTTTCGGTTTGCAAATAGGCGGAAACCAGATTGTATAACTTTTCCTCATCAGCAGTTGGAATATATTCCTGCAAAATAGCAATACGACTTGTATAGTTTACATACTCAGTAACTTGTTTGCGCAGCGTGCGTTTGCAAAACTGCTGTAGTCGGGTCTTCAAAGCACGATTCCGGATCTCCTCATTAGCAACCGAAACATACATATCACGGAAGGTTCTGGCATCACCAAAAACGTGTTCGTCGATAATACTTACTAAGCCGTACAATTCCATCAGATTATTTTGGAGAGGAGTTGCGGTAAGCAGAAGCTTCCGTTTTCCTGAAAGTGCTCGCTTAAGACGCGCTCCAGTTATATTGCTCGATTTATAAACATTTCTGAGCCGATGTGCTTCGTCTATGATAACAAGATCCCACGGAGTAGCATGAACTTCGTTTCCTTTTAATGAAGCAAAATTGAACGAGCAGATTACTACTTCGTCTCTTATATCAAATGGATTCAAAACACCTTGCTTTTTTGCTTTGTTATAATTTGTAGACTCGATGATAGTCGACTTTATGTAGAATTTCTCATCAAGCTCTGCCCGCCATTGAGTACGCAGGGATGCTGGGACTATTAGTAAAATACGACGTTTGCGTTCTGACCAATGTTGTGCAAGGACGAGACCAGCTTCAATCGTTTTTCCTAATCCGACCTCGTCTGCAAGAAGAGCTCCATTCGAAAGAGGAGATTTCATAGCGAATAACGCAGCATCAACTTGATGGGGGTTAAGGTCGACTTTCACACCAGACATAGCAGAAGCAAGCCCGTCTATGCTTGATTGAGGGCGTTTTAGCATTATTTGTTCAGCAAAATACCTTGTCTGGTGTGGCGTATATCTCTCCATAATGTAATGCTCCTATCCCTATTTTTTTGACTCGTCATTCATTTCCATAATGTCCGCGATATCACAATTTAGTGCCTTACAAATTTTTTCGAGAATATCGGTGTTAACATTTTCGTTCTTACCAAGTTTTGTAATTGAGGCCGAACTAATTCCGGCCAGCTTTTGGAGATCTTTCTTCTTCATATCTTTGTCAATAAGAAGCTTCCATAGCTTTTTATAACTGATAGCCATATCGCTCACCTCGTTCAGTTTATCGGATCTGTTCATTAGAAAAAGCATATCAGATAAAAATTGAAATAGCAAGAATAATACGAGCGATCGCAGGAATTATAGCATGTTTCTCTTGATTTAATCTATTAGAAGTGATATCGTTATTTTAATGGAACTTTATGGAGGGGGAGATAGCAATGATATTTGTCGGTGGAATCCATGGCGTCGGGAAATCCTTTTTTTGTGATATAGTCAAATCAGAGTTATCTATCTTCACGTTTTCGGCAAGTGAATTGATCGCAGAACGTAAAAAAACGTATTTCTCTAATAATAAGCTGATTCCTGACATCGATGATAATCAATTGCATCTCTTATCTGCTATCAGTGATCTGAACTCTCTAGGTAAACAGTATCTACTGGACGGCCATTTCTGCCTACTTAATGCGGAGGGCCAAGTGACTCGTATCCCGGAAAAGACTTTCTACGATTTGCACCCTGATGCCATAATATTACTTACTGAAAATCTGGATGTTATTGCTGAGAGACGCAAGCAACGGGATGGCATAAATTACAATCTCGAAGATATAGGAAAATTCCAGGACGAAGAAATCGCTTATGCAACTGAGATTGCCAATATACTTGGAATACCTTTATTTGTATCTCTTGGACCTAATGATCAATGCAATGCGCTCGACTTCATTCGAGAAAAAATGGGGAGGTAATGTGATGGCTGGAAGATTTATGTTCAAAAAGTTTGTGGATATTGATTTGAACGACCCATTTTTTGACTCTCTCAAGGAAGATTATCCAGCCGATGAACACAATATCGGTTTTGAACGGTGGTTCCAAAGAAAGGCTGCAACTGATTCAACAGCACTCGTATTTGATGATGAAGAAGGTTTAGGCGCTTTTATATGCCTTAAAGAAGAAAATGAGTCAATAGAACTGGAAGAAGAAACCCTTCCCGCTCTTCAAAGAATAAAAATTAGCACATTGCGCCTTGCTGAGCGATTCCGCGGACAGCGGCTTGGTGAAGGAGCTATCGGACTTGCACTTTGGAAATGGCAACAATCAAAAACAGATGAAATCTATGTGACCGTATTTGAGAAGCATGATTTGCTCATCACCCAGTTAGAACGTTTTGGCTTCTGTTTCGCTGGACTCAATCCAAATGGTGAGTGTGTGTACATAAAAAGCAGATCGAGAGTGGATTATAGTGATCCATACAAGTCATTCCCGTTTATAAATCCTGAGTTTCAGAATGCTGGATACCTTATAGTAGACGATGTTTATCATGATACGTTGTTTCCATACTCCGAAGTAAGAAATGCACTCCAAGAGCAGGTAGGTCTGGCGGTTGCTAACGGACTGACAAAAGTCTATATCGGTTCTCCAACCAGTCGCTTCCCATATCGTGCCGGTGAACCAATTCTTGTGTATCGTAAGTTTAATGGTACAGGTCAGAAAGGCTACAAGTCTTGTATTACCTCATACTGTACTGTGACAGATGTGATTGTCGCAAAAGAAAATAATAGTTATAAAATGTCGTTAGAAGATCTCATTCGTCGTATTAATAATAAGTCGGTATTTGATGAAAATGAAATCCGGGCTAAATACAATAATGAGCGCAATTTAGTAGTCGTTGAAATGTTGTACTCTGGTTTCTTTGGAGCCGGAAACAATGTTAATTGGGTATGGCTAAAAAACAATGAACTATGGCCAGATGGATATCCTACAACCGCTCGCCTAACGCCGGAGCAGCTAGATGTTATACTTAGGGAGGGCAACATAGATGTGTCAAATGTTATTATCAATTAATCCTGAGCATGTTGAAAACATCCTCAGTGGGAAAAAATTGTTCGAGTTCAGAAAAGTCAGGTGTAAATCCGATGTCGATCGAATTGTTATTTATGCAACTGCTCCGCACAAGATGGTAGTCGCAGAAGCTGAAATCGAAGAGATCATTGAGGATGAGATTAATGAAGTGTGGAGACAAACTAAGGAGTTCTCAGGCATTACTTATAACTTTTTCAGAGCGTATTATAAGGGGAAAAAGAAAGCTGTTGCCTATCGATTAAAGAATGTGGAAGCCTATGATGAGCCAAGAAAACTATCTTATTACGGCGTTGAATACCCGCCCCAGTCCTTTATTTATCTAAAACCGGCCTCACGCTGATAGTTAAATTATTAAATATTGAAACCCAACTGTCGCGCTTAAAACAAGCGCGATTTTTTTTATTTAGATGTTGCTTGACAGATCATTCCAGGTGTGATACGCTAATAAGCGAAGTAGCGAACAAGCGTAATGGCTTGATTATGAAAGGAGGACGATTAAATGGCTGGTGAATTTGGAAAATTCATTGATGAAAAGCGCAGAGGGCGTGCTGCCTGTGGCGGAGATATAATGCTGAAGGACATTGCGAAAGCGATGGAGATGACGGCAACTTACCTTTCAGACATTATTAAAGGGAGGCGTAATCCTCCGGAAATGAAATTGCTTGAGAAAATCGCACTGGTACTTCAGCTCTCCTCTGACGAAAAGGAAGAGATGTTTGATCTCGCCGGACGTGAACGAAATGAAACGGCACCTGACTTACCTGGTTACATTATGGACGAGGATATTCCGAATGTTCGGTTAGCATTACGTAGGGCAAACGATAAAAAATTAGGTGATGACTTTTGGAAAAAAATCGTTCAAGAGATTGACGAAAAGGAGTGAATCTATGGCTTCATCAAATATATTAAACAATTATGTACCGCACATAAGCAAAGCATCGTTTGATGAAGAAGCTTCAGCATTCTTATCATCATATTTTCCAGAAGCTTTAGGGGCTCCTATGGCAGTGCCTATTGAGGAGATCGCCAAAAAAAAACTAGGGTTACTCGTCGTTGAAAAGAGACTTACTGAAGATTTCAGTGTGCTGGGTCAGATGTGTTTTACAGGTGGCTTAACAGAAATCTATGATCGTGATAATGACGAATATAGAGAGATTAAAGTTAGGCCTGGTACGATGATTATTGATCCCGATACACTTATCATGCGCAACCTTGGAAGCATGCGAAACACTGTTGCGCATGAGTGTGTTCATTGGGTAAAGCATCGAAACTATCATATTTTGGCAAGTGCCATCGATGGAAAGACCTCGTTAGCATTTCGATGCCCCACTGACATGAAAAATGAAAGCTTCAAAGACGATTGGACAGATGAAGATTGGATGGAATGGCAAGCAAACGGCATAGCTCCACGCATCTTAATGCCTAAGGAGACAGTTGGGGTAGTATTTAAGCGGCTGCTGATTGAAAGCCGTGTGAATCCTTTTATTGCAGCAAACCTTATGCCGCCAACGCGGTGGATCATAGAACAGTTGGCTGCTTTTTATCAGGTCTCTAAACAATCTGCTGAAATTAGACTAAAGGAATTGGGGCATCTTCCAATTTAGGAAATGCCCTTTGTATCAATTCATTTTTTTTGCACAACAACTTCGCTAAAAAGCGTAGACGCGATGTAGCGAAAACGGAAAGGAGAATGCCTATGAAGAAAATGAAGTGTCCAAACTGCGGCCGAAGGGCCTTTGATATTTCCAATCTTCCCAAAGAGGAAGTTGAGGTAACACTCAAATGTCCACAGTGTGGAAAGTTTGTCTCAGTTCCATGCAATGAGGAGATGGAGATCAAGGCATCTTAGCTTCGGTCTTGATTCTAATGAAAGGAGGTGATTCCTATGGCTAAAAGTAACAGCAAGCAGACTTCCCAGTCGGTTGCGAGCAAGGCTTCGTCCCTACTAAGAGATGGTAGAACCAGTACCAAGACCAAATCAGTAGCGGGCAGTGCGTTGTCACAGACAAAACCATCACCAAAGAAAAAATAACCCAATAGAGTCATACCGAGCAACGGAGCCGAGTGCGAGCTACCAAATGGCCGGATGAGTTACGAAATTCAAATTCGTGACCATCCGGCTTTTTGTATTTCGTGACCATTCGGCTCTTTTTTTGTATCTCACGCTTGGCTCCTGCCTGAAAGGAGCCAAACAATGATAATCAATTACAAAGATGCAGACGGTAAAAATATTGACCTCGAAGTGTCCGAAGAAGTCGGCACCTTCTATCTGGAGTCAACTGAAGCTGAAAAGAAAAATGACCGCAAAAACTCACGTCCAGATCGTCACACCCAGCTTTCCACATTTGAATATGAGGACATCCGCTTTTTTAGCGACGGCACTGATTTGCTTACGGACTTGATTGAATCCGAAGTTATCAGCCAAGCCATGTCCTGTCTGAATGAACGACAGCAGTATCTGATCCGCAAGTGTCTGCTGGAGGGCTGGACCTACACTGACCTTGCTGCTGCTGAAGGCAAGGATGAATCCGCTATCCGTCATGCCGTAGATCGCGCCAAAAAGAAACTCAGAAAATTTCTGGACTAAGACCGTCCGATTCGGCTGTTTCTCCTGGCATACATCAGAAGGCACAAACAAAATCAGCCTTCAGAAAGGTAAGGTGATTCACATGAGACATACGCTCAAAATCAGTGTTTCAAAAGAACCGCCGGGTGGAGGAATCGTTGGCTGTAGGCATGTCACCGTAAGAGAGCGACTGGTTCGACTCCTACTGGGTGATAAGCAAAGGCTGACGGTTATCATCCCCGGCGACAGTGTAAGGACGCTGTCTATCGTTGAGGAGGGAGGTGAAAATGGTGAGCAAAATTAAGCTGTTACTTGAGGTGGTCGATAACCTGCGTTCACTGGCAGACAGCATCCATGCAGCTGCAGAGGCGATGGCGGGCAATGAACCTGCCCAACCTGCAGCACAGGAGCCTCCGGCCGCTGAGCCCAAACCTAAGGCTAAAGCAGTCTCGCTTGAGCAGGTGCGTGCTGTGCTGGCTGAAAAGAGCCAGGCAGGCTTCACCGCTGAGGTACGCGGGCTTTTGGAAAAGCATGGTGCTCCGAAGCTAAGTCAGATTGATCCAGTAAACTTCACTGCGCTACTGGCAGATGCGGAGGCACTCAAATGAGTAATCACGCAATCCTATCCGCATCAGGTGCGCATCGCTGGATGAACTGCACGTCATCAGCAAGGCTGGAGCGCGAGTTTGCAGACAACAGCGGCGAGGCGGCTGCAGAGGGTTCGGCTGCTCATGCTCTTGCAGAACACAAGCTGCGAAAAGCCCTCAAGCTGCGCTCGAAACGGCCAATCTCCCAGTACGACTCAGATGAAATGGAGATTTACACCGATGACTATGTTGAGTTCGTACTGGAGATTATTGAGGGTCTCAAGCAAGCCTGCTCTGATCCAACGGTCCTAATCGAGCAGCGCTTGGACTTTACCCGCTTCGTGCCAGATGGCTTTGGTACAGGAGACTGTGTGGTAATCGGTGACGGGACACTTCACATCGTGGACTTCAAGTACGGCCAAGGCGTTTTAGTCCATGCTGACGACAACCCACAAATGAAACTGTATGCCCTTGGTGCTTTAGATCTTTTCGACGGCATATATGACATCAGCGAAGTGGCTATGACGATCTATCAACCACGCAGGGAGAATGTTAGTACCTACGTGGTGTTTAAGGAAGCGCTTTATCAGTGGGCAGACGAAGTCCTGGTACCAACTGCAAAGCTAGCCTTTGAAGGCAGCGGCGAATATCACTGCGGCGAGTGGTGCCAGTTTTGCCGGGCAGCAGTCAAGTGCAGGGCGAGGGCCGAGGAAAAGCTAAGTCTTGCGCGATTTGAGTTCTCCTTGCCGCCAATCCTCACGGATGACGACATCGAAGGCATTCTTATGAAGCTGGATGACCTCTCATCTTGGGCCAATGACATCAAGGGTTATGCCCTGGAAGCGGCCCTCAACCATGGAAAACGCTGGGGCGGGTTCAAGCTAGTTGAAGGCCGATCAAATAGAAGGTTCAAGGATGAAGCTACAGTTGGAGAAGCGGCAAAGGCAGCCGGATACCGCGATATATTCAGACAGTCCTTGATCACCCTCACCGAAATGGAAAAGCTGATGGGCAAACCAAAGTTCAGTGAAATCCTCGGTGATCTCATCGAAAAACCGCCGGGTAAGCCGGCACTGGTACCCATAACCGACAAACGACCGGAAATAAATACATCAGCAAAGCATGATTTTAAGGAGGAAATTTAATATGTCAAACACAGTAAACAGAACGAACACAGGTACAAAGGCCAATTCCACCAAGGTCGTAACAGGCGTCGTGCGCCTCTCTTACGCCAATGTCTGGGAGCCCAAGAGCATCAACGGTGGCACAGAAAAATTCAGCGTTTCGCTCATCATCCCAAAGACTGATACAAAGACCATCGATGCGATCAACAAAGCAGTGGACGCTGCTATCGAAGAAGGCCGCGGAAAATTCGGTGGTAAGATTCCGAGTAAGGCAGCACTCAAGCTCCCACTACGCGACGGCGATGTTGACCGCCCGGATGATGAGGCATATGCAGGCAGTTACTTTGTGAACGCCAACTCCAACTCAGCACCGGAGATCGTGGACAAGTCACTGAGTCCTATTATGAGCCGTTCAGAGGTCTACTCAGGTGTCTATGCGCGGGTCAGCATCAACTTCTACGCTTTCAATTCCAACGGCAACCGCGGAGTCGCCTGCGGTCTTGGAAACATCCAGAAGGTCCAGGATGGTGAGCCACTTGGGGGCAAGACCAGCGCTGCTGATGACTTCACCTCCGACTACGATGGTGATGACTTCCTTGGCTAAGGACATAACGTTAATACGACGATTTGGGCGGCAGGATATCTTGCCGCCCTTTTCTAATACGGAGGGCTTATGAAAACACTATCCATCGATATTGAAACGTATTCGAGCGCCGACCTTTCTAAATGTGGCGTCTACAAATATTCGGAGTCACCGGATTTCGACATCCTGCTATTTGGCTATTCGGTCGATGGCGGCGAAGTGCATGTCATTAATCTTGCCAGTGGAGAAGCGCTGCCGGAGGAGATCTTAAATGCACTGACAGATGCTGCGGTTATGAAGTGGGCCTTCAATGCTCAGTTTGAGCGGGTCTGCCTTTCACGCTGGCTTAAACGAATGGGTCTAACTCTGGATCAAGACAATTCGGAGAGCCAATTTCTGAGCCCCTCAGCCTGGCGCTGTTCAATGGTCTGGTCTGCCTACATGGGGTTACCCCTCTCACTAGAGGGTGCTGGTGTCGTTCTGGGGCTTGAGAAGCAAAAACTCAAGGAAGGCAAAGACCTGATCCGCTATTTCTCTATGCCTTGTAAACCATCAAAGGTAAACGCCGGACGTGAACGCAACCTACCAGCTGATGCACCCGATAAATGGGAGCAGTACAAAGCCTATAACGCTCGCGATGTTGAAACAGAGCTTGAACTCCAGGCGAAGCTTCACAAGTTTCCTGTGCCGGAATCTGAATGTCATAACTATATCCTCGATCAAGTGATAAATGATCGGGGAATTCAGCTGGACATGGACCTAGTTGAGGAAGCCATCCACTTTGATGAGCGGGCCAAACAAGAACTGACCTATCTGATGCAGCAAATGACTGAGCTTGATAATCCAAACTCGGTCGCCCAGATGAAGGCGTGGCTTTCTGAGCAAGGCATGGAGACTGACACGCTGGGCAAGGCTGCAGTGAAAGAGCTTCTGAAGACCGCGCCTGAACCACTCGGTAGGGTGCTGGAGTTGCGGCAGTCTCTGGCCAAAAGCAGCGTCAAGAAATACACGGCAATGAAAAATGCTGTCTGTTCAGATGGCAGAGTACGTGGCTTACTGCAGTTTTATGGTGCGAACCGGACTGGACGCTGGGCCGGAAGGCTTGTGCAGGTCCAAAATCTGCCCCAAAACCACCTCCCTGACTTGGAGCAAGCAAGGCAGCTCGTTAAGCTTGGCCAGTACGAAATGCTGGAAGCACTCTACGATACGGTGCCGGAGGTGCTGTCGGAGCTCATCCGGACTGCCTTTATTCCAAAGGCTGGTCATCAATTCATCGTGGCTGACTTTTCAGCAATTGAAGCCCGTGTGATTGCATGGCTTGCCGGTGAGACCTGGCGAAATGAAGTATTTGCCACCCACGGCCGGATCTATGAAGCCTCGGCCAGTCAGATGTTTCATGTACCACTTGAGGAAATCACCAAGGGCAGCCCCTTGCGGCAAAAGGGGAAAATATCAGAGCTCGCCCTCGGTTATGGCGGATCGGTTGGCGCGCTTAGAGCCATGGGAGCACTTGATATGGGAGTCTTAGAGGATGAGCTTCAGCCTCTGGTAAATGTATGGCGTGCGGCCAATCCAAACATTGTACGGTTCTGGTGGGACGTGGATCGGGCTGCCATGACGGCTGTTAAGGAACGAACGATTACGAACACCCACGGAATCCAGTTTGAGTGCAGAAGCGGGATGCTCTTCGTGAGGTTACCTTCAGGCAGACAGCTCTCCTATGTGAAACCGAAGCTTGGTCAGAACCGATTCGGAAACGAGGCGGTGACCTATGAGGGTGTCGGCGCAACGAAAAAATGGGAACGCATCGAGACCTATGGCCCAAAGCTGGTGGAAAACATCGTCCAGGCCGTATCCCGCGATCTTCTCTGTCACGCCCTTAATAGGTTCCAGCACTGTGAAATTGTAATGCATGTCCATGACGAGCTAGTCATCGAAGCCGACGCGCATTTGTCGTTGGAAGCAATTTGTGAGCAAATGAGCCAGGTTCCACCTTGGGCTGAAGGGCTTTTACTTCGTGCCGATGGGTTTGTGTGCCCATTTTACAAAAAAGATTAAAGAAATTTGAAAAGGACCATCCGAAACCGCCCTTTCTCGTGGCTTAAAGCGAAGGCAACAAACAAAATCCTCTGGCCTTCAGAAAGGACGGTTCTAATATGAACAATTTACAGGTTTTCTCCTACGAGGGGAAAGAAGTCAGAACAATCGCGAAAAGCGGCGAGCCTTGGTGGGTGCTGAAGGATGTGTGTGAGGTCTTGGAACTCAGCAATAGTCGCATGGTGGCTGAACGCTTGGACGAAGACGAAAAGGGTGTAAGCATTGTTGACACCCTTGGCGGGAAGCAAGAATTGACGGTTATTAGTGAAAGCGGGCTTTACAACGTTATCCTGCTTTCACGAAAGCCTGAAGCCCGCAGGTTCAAGCGCTGGGTCACCCACGAAATCCTACCAAGCATCCGCAAGCACGGAGCGTATGTTACCTCGGACAAGCTTGAAGAAATAATGAATGATCCCGATGCTTGGATCAAGGTGCTGACCGCACTCAAAGAAGAACGGCAGGCAAAGGAGCGACTCCAGCTTCAAGCTACGGTCGACAGGCCTAAAGTCGTTTTTGCTGATGCTGTATCAGTATCAGATGGAACCATCCTCATCGGCGAGCTTGCCAAAATCCTCAAGGGCAACGGAATTGAAATCGGTCAGAATCGCCTGTTCGAAAGACTTAGACAGGATGGATTTTTGATCAAGCGCAAGGGCACCGACTACAATGCACCTACCCAGAAGGCAATGGAGCTGGGGTTGTTCAAGGTCAAGGAAACAGCTATCACTCATTCAGATGGTCATGTCACTATTTCCAAGACCACCAAGGTAACAGGAAAAGGCCAGCAGTATTTCGTCAACTACTTCCTTGGCGGAGGTGGCGGCAATGGACAGATTTAATGCGGAGCACTACCCCGATCCAACCGCTGCTGATGCCCTAGCGGCGGTGGAACGAGAGGAAAAAGCAAAAGCACGAAAGCCTTGTGTGTTCATCTGCTCACCTTATGCCGGTGATATTGAAGGTAACACCAGAAGAGCCCTTCGGTACATGCGGTTTGCAGTGGTGCGTGGCGCGATCCCTTTCGCGCCCCATCTGCTTTACCCGCAGGTACTGGACGAAGCTGATCCTTCCGAACGAGAGCTTGGACTCTTCTTCGGTATGGTGTGGCTTGGAAAGTGTGACGAGCTATGGGTGTTCGGTCGCCATATTTCGAATGGCATGGCGCGAGAAATAGCCAAGGCGAAAAAACGCGGTATACCTGTAAGGCGTTTCAATGATGTGTGCGAGGAGGAATTCGAATGAAGATCGCTGTCGGCAATAGCCGTATGGATAAAAAATGGAAGAACAAAGACATCCCATGGCCAGCCTTCAAAGACATGGTACGCGCTACCAGACACACTACCGAAACGGTATCCGAGTTTCGCAAGATGACAAAGGCCCGTCAGGATTCCATCAAGGATATAGGTGGCTTCGTCGGTGGTGCCTTACGAGAAGGCAAACGACGAAACGGTTATGTGCTTTGTCGGTCCATGCTCACCCTCGATATGGACTACGCGACACCGGATACATGGGCGCAGCTTGAATCTCTCTACGACTGGGCTTGCTGCCTTTATTCCACACACAAGCATATCTCGGAAGCTCCGCGCCTTCGTTTGGTTATACCGCTGTCCCGAGAGGTCAGTGAGGATGAGTATCCTGCTCTTGGCCGTATGGTGGCCAAGGAAATCGGTATTGATATGTTTGATGACACCACCTATGAGCCCTCCCGCTTGATGTACTGGCCATCTACACCATCTGACGGAGAGTTTGTATTCAAAGAAAAAGAAGGAAATTTGCTTGACCCTGATGTGTATCTTTCAAGGTATGCCGATTGGCGGGATACCTCCATGTGGCCAACCTCGAAACGACAGTCAGAAATCCTTCAGCACAGCATCAAGCAGCAAGAGGACCCGCTCGAAAAAAGCGGTGTAGTAGGGTCTTTCTGCAGGGCTTACGCCATCGAGGAGGCCATCGAGATATTTTTGCCAACCGTTTATGAACCTTCCGCGATGGAAGGCCGCTTTGACTATATCCCCGCGGACTCAAGCGCTGGTGTTGTCATTTACGGCGGCAAGTTCGCTTATTCCCATCATGCCACAGACCCGGTCTGCGGGAAGCTCTTAAATGCCTTTGATCTTGTTAGGCTACACAAATACCCTGAGCTTGAAGAAAAAGCCTCCTTTAAGGCGATGTCTGAATTTGCTGTTAAGGATGCTCGGGTTAAGGCGGAGTTTACACAGGAACGAAAGGCCCAGACCATCGAGGAGTTTTCAGACGAGGAGGATTGGCAAAGCCGGCTGGAGCTTGAAAAGAACGGTAAGATCAAGGATACCCTGTCCAATATTTCCACCATCCTAAGGTTCGATCCGGCACTACAGTCTATTGTGTTCAACCAATTCAAGAACCTAATCGATGTGATAGGTGAGCTGCCTTGGCCTCAGGTGAAGCCTGGCTGGGGTGATACAGACATGGCCTGTGCCAAGCTCTATTTTGAGCGCACCTATGGGATTTGGTCACCGACCAAGTTCAAAGATGCGCTGCTTGGCGTGATATCGGTGGAACGACTTTATCATCCGATCAGGGACTACCTTGGAACCTTGAAATGGGATGGAACCCAAAGGCTTGACACGCTACTCATCGATTACCTGGGTGCAGAAGATACACCCTATGTCCGTGCGGTTACACGAAAAACAATGGTGGCGGCAGTGGCCAGAATCTACAGACCGGGCACGAAGTTCGATTCCATTCTTGTGCTCAATGGATCACAAGGCATCGGTAAATCCACTCTTTTTGCCCGGTTAGGTGGCCAGTGGTACTCCGACTCGTTATCTATTTCTGACATGAAAGACAAGACTGCACCAGAGAAGTTGCAGGGCTATTGGATACTGGAGCTCGGAGAGCTTGCTGGCATTAAGAAACTGGATGTGGAAACGGTGAAGTCGTTCATTACGAGGACAGATGATAAGTATCGCCAGTCCTATGGTGTATCCGTGGAAAGTCACCCGCGCTCTTGCATCATTGTTGGTACCACCAACTCTGATGGTGGGTTCCTTCGGGACATTACGGGCAATCGCCGTTTCTGGCCAGTGCGTGTTATGGGTCATGGTAAATACCATGCCTGGGATCTTACCGAGGTGGATCAAATATGGGCCGAGACAATAGAACGTTATAAAGCTAGCGAGGAGCTTTTCCTTAAAGGCGCGCTGGCCGAGGAAGCAGTCTCCCAGCAACGGGATGCCATGGAAAGCGATGACCGCGAAGGGTTGGTAGCGGAGTACCTCGATGCTTTACTACCTGAAGGCTGGGATAAGCTGGACCTATATCAGAGACGAAGCTTCCTCACAGGCAATGAGTTTGGTGGTGAGACTAGAGTAGGGAGCGAGCGCAGGCAGCAGGTCTGCGTCATGGAGATCTGGTGCGAGTGTTTTGGCAAGAGTCGCGAGACCGTCAAAAAGGGCGACTCCTATGAGATCGAGAGCATCCTGAGCAAGATTGGCGGCTGGGCCAAATTCACCGGCAACAAGACCGGTAAAAAACATGTGCCTTTCTATGGCCCTCAACGTGTGTTCGTTCGAACCGAAAGTGAGGTGCAGGCATATGCCGATGCTGCTCATGAAAGGTAAGGCACACTATTTGGGCAAAGGCGCAAGCTCCTTATCTGGTAGGTTTCTAGGCGTGCTTGTTCCCATTGTGCCGATTTCTTATCTATTCAAGGTTGTAGTTATAAGAAGTAAAGGAGTAATAGGCACACTTAAGCGCGTATATGCGCGTAAGAGTTTAAACCGCTTGGGCATGGACATGGGAACAGGAGGTACCTATGCGTGAAAAATTGACTGAACAAAAGCTGGTCCGGGCAGTGAAAACAGCTGGTGGAATTGCTGTGAAGTTTGTTTCACCTGGTTTTGATGGCATGCCCGATCGTCTTGTCCTTTTACCATGTTCAAAAATGGCTTTTGTTGAGGTTAAAGCGAAGGGCTGTAAACCTCGTCCCTTGCAGCTTAGAAGGCATGAGTTGTTACGGTCCTTGGGCTTTTTAGTATATGTGCTTGACGATGAAAGGCAGATTGGAGGGATACTTGATGAAATTCGAACCACATGACTATCAAGTTTATGCAACAGAGTACATCCTCCAGCACCCCATTGCCGCAATCCTGTTAGATATGGGGCTTGGCAAGTCAGTGATCACCCTGACAGCCATCTTTGATTTAACCATTGATAGCTTTCTGATTCGAAAGGTTCTGGTGATTGCCCCACTTCGTGTGGCTCGGGATACCTGGCCCGCTGAAATCGAGAAATGGGATCATATCTCGGGTCTGAAATATGCTGTTGCTGTCGGCAGTGAACGGGAACGCAAAGCAGCACTGCTGCAAAAGGCTCAGGTGCACCTCATTAATCGAGAAAATGTTGAATGGCTGGTCACCAAGAGCGGGCTGCCTTTTGACTATGACATGATAGTCGTCGATGAGCTGTCTTCCTTCAAATCCCACCAAGCCAAGCGGTTTAAGAGTCTGCTGAAGGTGCGACCTTGTGTTAAGCGAATTGTTGGTCTTACGGGAACGCCGTCCAGCAACGGACTCATGGATTTATGGTCCGAGTTTAGGCTTCTGGATATGGGCCAGCGGCTGGGCCGATTTATCGGGAATTATAGGGCCACCTTCTTTATCCCGGACAAGCGAAACGCTCAGGTGGTGTTTTCCTATAAGCCTAAGCCTGGTGCTGAAGAAGCCATCTATGGGCTGATTTCTGATATCACGATTTCCATGAAGGGCAGCGACCATTTAAAGCTCCCAGAACTGGTAATGAACGAAGTGCCAGTCCGGCTGTCAGCCGATGAAGATCAACATTACCTTACCATGAAGGACGAGATGGTATTGTCCCTTAAAGGCAAGGAGATTGATGCTGCAAATGCGGCAGCCCTTTCCGGGAAGCTATTGCAGATGGCAAACGGTGCCGTCTATGACGAAAACCACGAGGCCATTCACCTACATGACCGAAAGATAGAGGGCTTAGAGGATCTGATCGAAGCGGCTAACGGGAAACCGGTTCTTATCGCTTACTGGTTTAAACATGACCTTGAGCGAATACTTGCACGTTTTCCAGCCACGCGTCTAGATACAGCTGAAAGCATCTGCAGATGGAATGCCGGAGAACTACCGCTAGCGGTTATTCACCCCGCTTCAGCTGGACATGGCCTAAATCTTCAGGCTGGAGGTTCCACCCTCGTGTGGTTTTCGTTGACCTGGAGTCTCGAACTTTATCAGCAAACGAACGCGAGGCTTTGGAGGCAAGGACAAAAGGATACGGTAATAATCCATCACCTCATTGCTAAGGGCACAATTGACGAACAGGTCATGAAAGCCCTACGGATGAAAGATAAATCCCAGTCCGCACTGATTGATGCGGTCAGGGCGACCCTAAAGAAGGAGGCGGTTACATGATTGCACTAAAATATATCAATAAAAACGCCGCTACTGTAGCCGCCATCCGCGATTACGAAAACATGCGGTTTATCATCAACAACACTCCGCAGGAAATCAAGGATGTGTATTCCCAGATGGCTTCTCCAAGAGGTTCAAAGTTATCCGGGATGCCCTCTGCAAGGAACCCTCAGGCTGGAGCCGACAAGTTGGCGGCCCAGATTGACAAGCTGGATATTCTGCGGGAGCGCTATAGCCAGGCCATTGAGTACATGACTTGGTTTGAGCCTGCGTGGTCCAGCTTGACTGATACCGAGCAGCGCATTCTTACCCAGTTCTACATGACAGACAACCAAAAATCCGGTGCGACCTATCGCCTGATGGATGAACTGAGCTACAGCGAAAGCCACATTGAACGTCTAAGGTCCAATGCCCTGAATCATCTTCGGAGCCTTTTATACTGTTGATCTAAAAATACTATCAGTTACTTGAATGAAAATCAAAATACTATAAAAATACTATTTACAAGTAAAAACAAAAATGATATAGTAAGTTCAAGTAAATTGATAGTAAATTATGGAGGTGTTCAGTATGGCAAAGCTAGAAATCAATATTGAGGATGTAACCTTACATGAAGCGGAGAAGATCCTTCACTCCCTTGGGCTGAATATGGAGATGGCAGTCAACATTTTTCTTAGGAGGGTCGCAATAGAAAAGGGCTTACCGATGACGATGGCGGCTCCGGTTTCAAGTCAAGCAGAGCCTGACGCTTCTGAGGACTCAAACGAGGTGATTGATTATGACTCCATCCAGGTCACACGTAGCAATAATAAGATCACCCCTGTTATGGTCGAGGAGGTTTGGCGTTCGTTCTTAAGACATCTTGAGGGCTCTGGTGAAATCAACCGGATGAGCACGGAGGTGTCCACTAAAACTGGGATGAATCGTGGTAGTGCGTTTATCTACCTGAACATTCTCGCCAACCTTGCCAAGGGTGAACCCAACACCCGTACCATGAAAATGAAGGACCTTGAGTATTACATGGAAAAAATCAAAAAGGAACTCGGTGAGAAAAAATACCAGGATGCATTAAAATCATTGAAATTGTCCGTCCCTTATTGGCAGGATAAGTTGTCCGGAAGCTTTGGCGATAAAGTCGAGGCATACTGCAAGAAGCACTCATAAAGATGAGGGAATTCTGAGGGAGTATTTGTCTAAAGGCATAGTATAATAATAGTATCAAAAGCTATATCAAGAGCCTTCGCGGAAAACCGCGGGGGCTTTTCTTATGTCCAAGGAGGTGAACCCATGCCATACAAACCCAAGCGTCCCTGCGCCTACCACGGCTGCGGTCGGCTCGCTGAGCGTGAGCAATACTGCGCTGAGCATCAAAAGGTCATGGACAAACAGTACAACCAGTACGAGCGAGACCCCAAGTCTAATAAACGCTACGGCAGAAGCTGGAAACGCATCCGCGATAGCTACATCAAGTTGCATCCCCTTTGCGAGGAGTGCGAGAAGCAAAGCAAGTTGATGCCTGCCGAAGAGGTGCACCATATCCTCCCGCTTTCCAAAGGCGGCGGCAATGAAAAGAGTAATCTAATGTCTCTATGTAAATCTTGTCACTCCCGAATTACTGCTGAAAGCGGTGACCGGTGGGGGTAGTCAAATCTCTAAAACTATTCAAAACGGACAGCGGCGTGGGGCTTCGTGTTGAAAAACGCATATTCAAACGAGGGAATAGCCCCAGCCCTGAAAAGTGAGGTGATATTTTTGGCAAAAGACGGTACCAACCGTGGCGGCGCTCGTATCGGTGCAGGCGCAAAAAAGAAGCCATTAGCCGACAAAATTGCCGAGGGTAATCCCGGCGGCAGGAAACTAACTGTGATGGAATTTCAAGATGCAGCAGATCTCAAAGGCCTTGAAATGCCTGAACCAAACAAAATGCTCGAAGCCATACAAAAAGACGGCAAGACGCTCGTTGCAAGTGAAATCTACAAATCCGCCTGGACTTGGCTGAACGAACGTGGCTGTGCGGTGCTTGTAGCTCCTCAGCTTCTGGAGCGATATGCCATGAGCGTAGCCAGATGGATTCAGTGCGAGGAAGCAGTCACTGAATATGGCTTTCTTGCGAAGCACCCCACCACGGGCAATGCGATTCAGAGCCCCTATGTGGCGATGGGTCAGAACTATATGAACCAGACAAACCGCCTGTGGATGGAGATTTTTCAGATCGTAAAGGAAAACTGTACCGGCGAGTACAGCGGTGTAAATCCGCAAGATGATGTTATGGAGCGGCTCTTAACCGCCCGGAAAGGAAAATGATATGGCAAAATACAAAACTTCTGAAAGTGTCTGCAAGGGTCACCCGGATAAACTCTGCGACCTGATTGCAGACAGCATTCTCGATGCGTGTCTTCGCAAAGATAAAACTTCCCGCGTGGCCTGCGAGGTCATGGCTACAAAAGGCAAAATCATCGTAGCGGGCGAAATCACCTGCTCGAAAAAAGTAGACATCCGCTGGGTGGTCCGTAGAGTTCTTGAGGAGGTCGGCTACAACCCTTGGAAATTCATTGTGTTTGTATTCGCCCACCAGCAAAGCAAGGATATCGCAGGTGGTGTGAATCAGGCGCTGGAATCCCGCACCGGAGATACCTCTTGGTATTCCATGCTCGGCGCTGGCGATCAAGGTACTGTTTATGGCTATGCTACGGATGAGACGCTAGAAAAACTTCCGCTCCCTCTGGTGTTTGCTCATAGCATTTGTCGAAAGCTTGATAGCACCATGAAAAACGGCATCATCAAAGGCATTGGTCCTGATGGCAAAGCCCAGGTCACTGTCGAGTATGAAGATGACAAGCCCAAGCGCATCAAAACGATTATTGTTTCTGTACAGCACCGCGCTAATAAGGATTTAGAGATTCTCCGCAGTGAGATCATCTCACAAGTACTGTGGCCGGTGTTCGAGAAATTTCCGTTTGATGATGACACTGAAATCCTCATCAATCCCTCCGGACGTTTTGTCGAAGGTGGGCCTGCAGCTGACACTGGTTTGACTGGTCGAAAAATTATGGTCGATAGCTATGGCGGCCTTGCTGCTCATGGAGGCGGTGCCTTCTCCGGCAAGGACCCGACGAAGGTTGACCGCTCCGGTGCCTACATGGCAAGGGTCATCGCAAAGAATATCGTCCGTTGCGGCTATGCAAAACGCTGTCAGGTGGCCATCTCCTATGCTATCGGTAAGGCTGATCCTGTTGCGATTGAGATTGATACCTTCGGTACGGGCACGGTTTCTGATGAGATTCTTCGCAAAGCAGTCCTCGAGGTTTTTAACCTTCGTCCAGCAGCGATCATCGAAATGCTGAGCTTGCGTGATCCCATCTATGCAGATACAGCAACCTATGGCCATTTCAGCGGAACGCTTTCTCGCTGGGAATGGCTGGACCGTTATAACGAACTTCGAGAGGCGGTAAAGAAATATGCTGATTGAGAAAAAGAAAACCGCCGAGCTACTGCCTGCGGACTACAATCCCCGTAAGGACTTAAAGCCCGGCGATCCTGAATACGATAAGCTGAAGCGATCAATTGAACAGTTCGGATACGTCGAGCCGGTCATCTGGAATAAGGTGACCGGCTGTGTTGTAGGTGGGCATCAGCGTTTGAAGGTGCTCATCGACATGGGCATCACCGAAGTAGAGTGCGTAGTGGTCGAAATGGATGTCGAGAAGGAAAAAGCTCTCAACATCGCACTGAATAAGATTTCTGGCGAATGGGATAAAGAAAAGTTGGCTCTGCTCATTGCAGATTTGCAGGGTGCAGACTTCGATGTATCACTCACCGGCTTTGACCCGGCCGAACTTGATGATCTGTTTAAGGATAGTATCAAAGACGGCATCCACGATGATGATTTTGATGTGGAGGCAGAGCTTAAGGAACCACCCATCATCAAGCTTGGTGACGTCTGGACCCTTGGTCGGCACCGGCTGGTCTGTGGCGATAGCACCAAGAAGGACACTTTTGATTTGCTGATGGCCGGAGCTAAAGCCAATCTCGTGATCACCGACCCGCCTTACAACGTTAACTATGAAGGCAGCGCGGGGAAAATCAAGAATGACAACATGGGTAACGACGCCTTCTACCACTTTCTTCTCGATGCTTTTTCAAACACCGAAGCGGTCATGGCTGATGACGCCAGCATCTATGTTTTCCACGCCGACACCGAAGGGCTGAATTTCAGGAGAGCCTTTGTGGATGCCGGTTTTTATTTGTCCGGCTGCTGCATCTGGAAAAAGCAGTCGCTTGTGTTAGGGCGCTCTCCTTACCAATGGCAGCATGAGCCTGTACTCTACGGTTGGAAGAAAACCGGAAAGCATCAGTGGTACACAGGCCGGAAGGAAACCACCATCTGGGAGTTTGATAAGCCTAAGAAAAATGGTGATCATCCGACTATGAAGCCGGTCCCGCTCTTGGCGTATCCGATTATGAACAGCAGCATGAGCAACACGCTGGTGCTCGATCCATTCGGCGGCAGCGGTTCAACTCTCATCGCCTGCGAACAGTCTGACCGCTCCTGCTATACCATTGAGCTTGATGAGAAGTTTTGTGACGTTATCGTCAAGCGCTACATCGAACAGGTCGGCACGGCTGATATGGTTTCTGTCCAGCGCGATGGTCTGCTCTACTCCTATGCGGACGTTAGCTCAGATGCCTAACCTCACCTAAAACCGCCGAATATTCGGTACAGATTCTCCTCAGAAACCACATAAAACCGTTGCTATTTAAGCGGTTTAGAGTGATGAATGTAGTACCGAAAAAGAAAGGTGGTATGAAAATGAAACTTAATTACAATGTTACAGGCAGCGAACGCAAAGCACTGGTCGGTGCAATCAGCACAGCGTTGAATACCTCAGCCAAGTACCTTGGAGCACCAAGCTTCATCTACGAGATTGGCGGCTACCACATCGACAAGACCGGATCGCTTACAGGTCCTGATAACCTCGACCTTGAGGATTCACTCCATCACGCTGGCTTTGACGCTGACGGCGACAGTCGCGAGTATGATGAACCCGATACCTACGAGAACGGACTTGGTGGGATGGGGGCGCTTGACGAGATTCCAGATATTGATCAGCACCACCCAGGACGGTATGCAAAACCCGAGGCACCCATTACCGACGCCATGCAAAGACAGCTGGATGAATTGATCGCCTTTGAGGACCTGAGGATGGACGGCCGAGAGGAATTGGGACTGGGCCGTACCCGCCGAGAAAACTTCCAAGGTGAAAATGGAATGCAGGCAACCGATGTGACGGAACCTGATGAGCCTGACCAATTGACCATTGAAATGCCACTTTCGTTCATGACCGACGAAGGATTCGCCAATCTTGAAAAGCTAATTGCAAGCAAAGCTGAACTGATAAAAAAGGCACTTGGTATAGATTCCCTTCCAGTCGAACGGACGGATACAACTCTCAAATTTCCTTGGTTCAGATTTCCTGCAGAAAGCGACGAGGTGGCTGCCTACTCTCGCTTTATTGGTGCACTTTGTGCCGCAGCTAAAAGGCAGAAGCGTGTGACCGCCAAGGAAAAGGAAACGGACAATGAGAAGTACGCTTTCAGGTGCTTTCTCCTACGGCTTGGCTTTATTGGTGATGAGTACAAGGAAATACGCCGGACCCTTCTTCGGAACCTGACCGGCAATGCCGCATTTCGAACAGGAGCCAAGAAAGGCTTCAGCCCTGAGGACCTAAACGCTGCCACCGACGACCCAGTGGAAGTTGATGCTGTAAATACCATGCTGAATGATAAGGAGGCGACTGACGATGAGATTTCCAAATAGAGAAGTTGTCGAACGCATCCGTAAACAGTATCCTGTCGGTTGCCGTGTGGAGCTTCTCCGCATGGATGATGTGCAGGCTCCACCCATTGGAACAAAAGGAACCGTTACCGGCGTGGATGATACGGCCAGTATCATGGTCAACTGGGACAATGGTAGCAGTCTTAACTTGGTTTACGGGGAGGACCTTTGCCGAAAACTTGAACTCTAGTAAAAACACTTGAGAGCAGTGCTGGGAACAGCTCTGTTTCTCGTATGAAAAGATTATCAAGGCTTGCTTTTGCAGGTCTATTTTTATGCCCTGCGAAAGGAGGTGACGGCGTATCAGAAAATTGAAGAAATACTCTCCCACCCGATTTAAAGCATCGGATTCAATATATGACAAGGCTCAAGCCGATTACGCCGTGTCCTTTATTGAGGCGCTCTCCCATACCAAGGGCACCTGGGCCGGTAAGCCTTTTGAGCTTATTGACTGGCAGGAGCAGATTATTCGGGATATCTTTGGAACCATCAAGCCCAACGGCTATCGGCAGTTCAACACAGCGTATGTGGAAATTCCAAAGAAGATGGGTAAATCAGAGCTTGCCGCTGCTGTTGCGCTTCTACTGACCTGTGGCGACAATGAGGAACGCGCCGAGGTCTATGGCTGCGCTGCCGATCGCAATCAGGCCTCAATCGTCTTTAACGTTGCAGCTGATATGGTGCGGATGTGCCCGGCGCTCGCAAAACGAGTCAAGATTCTTGATTCCATGAAACGACTCGTTTATTTACCGACCGGGAGCACTTATCAGGTGCTGTCTGCTGACGTAGGTAACAAGCACGGTTTCAATACACATGGCGTTGTATTCGATGAGCTGCATACCCAACCAAACCGAAAGCTCTATGATGTTATGACTAAAGGCAGCGGTGATGCGAGAATGCAGCCGCTTTATTTTTTGATCACAACAGCAGGAGACAACCAGAACAGCATCTGCTGGGAGGTGCATCAGAAGGCTCTGGATATCATCGACGGCAGAAAAAACGACCCGACCTTCTATCCGGTCATATATGGTGCAGCGCAGGAGGATGACTGGACAGATCCAAAGGTGTGGAAAAAAGCCAATCCCTCCCTCGGTATTACAGTCGGCATAGATAAGGTTAAGGCAGCCTTTGAGTCAGCCCGTCAGAATCCCGCTGAGGAGAATAGCTTCCGACAGCTTCGTTTGAACCAATGGGTTAAACAGGCTATCCGCTGGATGCCAATGGACAAATGGGATGCCTGCGCTTTTACAGTCGATTCCGAAGCCTTACGGGGCCGTATTTGCTACGGCGGGCTTGACCTTTCATCTTCCACCGACATTACTGCCTTTGTTCTGGTATTCCCACCGCTGGACGAAGATGACAAGTATGTCGTGCTCCCGTTCTTCTGGATACCGGAGGACAACATCGATTTGCGTGTGCGGCGTGACCATGTGAATTATGATGTATGGAAAAAGCAAGGCTACCTTTTAACTACCGAAGGCAATGTGGTCCACTATGGCTTCATTGAAAGCTTTATTGAGGAGCAGGGTACGAAATACAACATTCGCGAGATTGCCTTTGACCGCTGGGGTGCTGTGCAGATGGTCCAGAACCTTGAGGGTATGGGATTTACTGTCGTTCCTTTCGGACAGGGCTTCAAGGATATGAGTCCGCCGACCAAGGAACTGATGAAGCTAACCTTAGAACAAAAACTTGCCCACGGCGGTCATCCTGTTCTGCGCTGGATGATGGATAACATCTTTATCCGCACCGATCCGGCAGGCAATATCAAAGCGGACAAAGAAAAATCCACCGAGAAAATTGACGGTGCAGTTGCCACCATTATGGCCCTTGATAGGGCGATTCGGTGCGGCAACGAAAGTGGCGCATCAGTTTATGACGATCGTGGCCTACTTGTTTTTTAGAGAAGGAGAGTGATGTCTATGGGAATACTGCAAGGAATATTTAAGGCTCGTGACAAGCCTCAAGATGCCCTCGGTGGAAGCCGTTACAGCTTCTTTTTCGGCAGCACCAGCGCTGGAAAGCCAGTCAACGAGCAGACTGCCATGCAAATGACAGCCGTATACAGCTGCGTGAGGATATTATCTGAAACACTGGCGGGGCTTCCGCTCCACATATATCAATATAATGCTTCCGGTGGCAAGGAAAAACACCTCAAACACCCACTGTACAAACTGCTTCATGATGAACCAAATCCTGAGATGACTTCCTTTGCGTTTAGAGAAACGCTGATGAGTCATCTTTTATTATGGGGGAATGCCTACGCACAGATCATTAGAAACGCCCGTGGCGAGGTTGTTGCACTGTATCCGCTGATGCCAAACAAAATGTCGGTCGACCGAGATTCAAGCGGTCGGCTTTTCTATTTGTACCAGCGAGGTAATGAAGACACGCCCTCTCTTGGCAAAGACAGTCAAGTCTACCTGACCCCTTCCAATGTTTTGCATATTCCTGGTCTTGGCTTTGATGGACTGGTTGGCTATTCTCCCATTGCAATGGCGAAAAATGCTGTAGGACTGGCCATTGCCACTGAGGAATACGGTGCGAAATTCTTCGCTAATGGAGCGGCTCCGGGCGGCGTGTTAGAACATCCTGGCACTATCAAGGACCCTCAGAAGATTAAGGAGTCCTGGAACGCAGCCTATCAAGGCAGCGGAAATTCACACCGGGTAGCCGTTCTTGAAGAAGGCATGAAGTATCAGCCTATCGGGATCTCACCAGAACAGGCGCAGTTTCTGGAGACAAGAAAGTTCCAGATCAATGAGATCGCCCGAATCTTCAGGGTGCCACCTCACATGCTGGCCGACCTTGAGAAATCGTCCTTCTCCAACATCGAACAGCAATCACTTGAGTTCGTGAAATACACACTTGACCCTTGGGTAGTGCGCTGGGAACAGTCCATGTGCCGCGCCCTATTCATGGAGAGTGAAAAGTCGAAGCTTTTCATTAAGTTCAATGTAGATGGGCTGCTTCGCGGAGATTATGTGAGCCGGATGAGTGGTTACGCCACCGCACGTCAGAACGGCTGGATGAGCGCCAATGACATCCGGGAGCTTGAGAACCTGGACCGCATCCCGGCAGAGCTCGGTGGCGACCTCTACCTCATCAACGGCGCCATGACCAAACTGCAGGACGCGGGTGCGTTCGCAAATATAAAAGAAACGGAGGAAACCGAATGAAGAAATTCTGGAACTGGGCACGGGATGATAATCCCGGTGTCCGAACACTCTACCTTGACGGCGTGATTGCCGAAGAATCGTGGTTCGATGATGATGTCACCCCTAAGGCATTTAAAGCAGAGCTTACTGCCGGTGAGGGTGACCTTGTTATTTGGCTCAACTCTCCCGGCGGCGATTGTATTGCGGCAAGTCAGATCTACACCATGCTCATGGATTACAAAGGCAAGGTTACCGTGAAGATCGACGGCATTGCAGCATCTGCTGCATCCGTAATTGCTATGGCTGGAACGACCGTACAGATGGCACCGACTGCCCTCATGATGGTGCATAACCCGCTGACTGTTGCCATTGGTGACAGTGAGGAAATGCAAAAGGCCATCTCCATGCTCTCGGAGGTTAAGGAAAGTATCATTAACGCCTACGAGATCAAAACAGGACAGTCACGGGCAAAGCTATCCCACCTGATGGATGCGGAAACATGGCTCAATGCGAAAAAGGCTATCGAGCTTGGATTTGCTGATGGCATCTTGGAGGATGAAAAGAAAAGAAATCAGACTGAAGATTTCACTTATGCCTTTAGCCGCAGAGCTGTTACCAACTCTCTGATGGACAAGGTAAAGCCCAAGCTGCCTAAACAACAAACTGGTACACCGATTGAGTCGCTGGAGAAGCGGCTCTCTTTAATTCAACACTAAATTTGAGGAGGAAAATACTATGAACAAAATTCTTGAACTGCGTGAGAAACGCGCAAAGGCTTGGGAAACAGCTAAGGCTTTTCTCGATACCAAACGTGGGGCGAATGGCATCGTTTCAGCTGAGGATACCGCCGTTTACGACAAGATGGAAGCGGATGTGGTCGCCCTTGGTAATGAAATCGATCGTCTGGAAAAACAGGAAGCCCTCGACCGCGAGCTTTCAAAGCCATTAAATATGCCTCTTACTGGTAGACCTAATATTCCGGGTATGGAGACTAGGAGCGGAAGAGCTTCCGACGATTACAGAAAAGCGTTCTGGAATGCAATGCGTACACGCTCTGGTGAAGGTCTTGATCCTGTCATCAGAAATGCGCTTCAGATTGGAACCGACACTGAAGGCGGTTACCTTGTACCAGATGAGTTCGAGCGTACTCTTATTGAAGCTCTGGATGAAGAGAATATCTTCAGAAAGCTAGCCAAAGTGATTACCACTTCTTCAGGTGACCGCAAAATTCCAGTGGTAGCCTCAAAGGGCACAGCTTCTTGGATCGACGAGGAAGGCGCAATTCCTGAAAGCGATGACAGCTTTGGTCAGGTATCTATCGGAGCCTATAAGCTTGGAACCATGATAAAGGTTTCTGAGGAGCTGCTTAACGACAGCGTATTCAACCTTGAAAATTACATCGCTAAAGAGTTCGCCAGACGTATCGGCAACAAGGAAGAGGATGCCTTCTTCACTGGAGATGGCTCTGGAAAACCTACGGGTCTCCTTGCAGCTACTGGTGGTGCACAACTTGGCGTGACTGCTGCAAGTGCTACGGCCATTTCCGTCGACGAGATACTTGATCTGTTCTATTCCCTTAAGGCACCATACAGAAATAAAGCGGTGTTCGTCATGAACGATGCCACGGTTAAGGCGATCCGCAAACTGAAGGACGGTCAGGGACAATACATCTGGCAGCCTTCACTGCAGGCAGGTACACCGGATACCATCCTGAACAGACCTGTTTACACCTCAGCATATATCCCTAACATCGCTGCATCAGCTAAGTCTATCATCTTTGGTGATTTCGGTTACTACTGGGTTGCTGATCGTCAGGGACGTGTTTTCAAGAGACTCAATGAGCTCTATGCAGCTACTGGTCAGGTAGGCTTTGTCGCAACTCAGCGTGTTGATGGAAAACTGATTCTGCCGGAAGCTATTAAAGTTCTCCAGCAGAAAGCATAACGGAGGTGCACTATGAGCTATAACGCAAAGAACTACACCGAGCAAGGCGGCGAGAAAACCGTCATAGGCGGCACACTTGAAATTAAGGAGGGGGCCTCGATAACGGGGCTTCCTTCTCAGTTTACACCGGCTGAAAATCAGTCAGACTCTACCGCTACAACCATTGCTGGACTTGTTGTTGATTTCAACGCGCTGCTTGCGAAACTAAAAGCTGATGGGCTTATGGCGGCTGATTGTTAAGAACAATGAAAGGATGGTGACGGTATGACACTGCTTGAAAAAGTTAAGGCAAACCTCATTCTTGAGCACTCGGCAGATGATGATCTTTTGCAGATGTACATCACCGCTGCCGTCAGGTATGCTGAGAGCTATCAGCATCTGCTCGAAAACAACTATACCGAAAACGCAATGCCACCCACTACAGAGCAAGCCGTTATCATGCTGTCGTCCCATTTCTATGAATCAAGGGACGGCAGCACGGGCGGCTTTTTTGCGGACAATGTCCAGGCTGGACAGCAAGTGTGGAATACGGTCAACCTTTTACTCCGGCTGGACCGGGATTGGAAGGTGTGATTATGAGCTATGGAAAGATGAACACCTTAATCGACATCGTGGAAAAAGTGACCACCAAAGATAAAGAGGGGTTTCGGACGGAAGTCGATAACATCATCGCCTCTGTCAAAGCGTATCGGGAGGGTCGGCACGGCACCGAGAAATGGGCAAACAGAGCCAGCTTCTCTGAAGCCACCGACCTTTTCCGTTTTCGCCGCATACCCGGTGCGACCATTACAACTGCGATGGTTGTGGTGAACAAAGAAGGCCGCTTTCAAATCACCTCGGTGGAGGATGTCAAGGGACGCGGCATGTATATTGAGGTCCTTGCCAAGGAGGTGAAGCCTAGTGGCTAAAGCAACATTTAAAATGCCGGAGGACTTCCTGATGAAGCTCTCAAGGCTTGGCGATAAAACGGATGAAATCATTCCCCGCGTACTGAAAGCAGGCGGAGAGGTTGTCGAGGCTAAAGTGAAAAGTAATCTCCAGAGTGTTATTGGAAATGGCACAAAGGAAGATAGCAGATCCACTGGTGAGCTCGTTTCAGCCCTTGGCGTCTCCTCTGCCAGACAAGACAAAGACGGAAATTTCAACGTCAAGGTCGGCTTTTCAGAGCCTCGCAGGGATGGCAAAAGCAATGCTATGGTTGCAGGCGTTTTAGAGTATGGCAAATATGGACAGCCGCCTAAAGCTTTTCTGAAGCCTGCGAAAACAGCAAGTAAAAAGGCCTGTGTGGACGCGATGATTGCGACGTTTGAGGAGGAGGTTGAGAAAATATGAGCCTTCTCAGTGAACTGAAAACCATCATCTCACCCCTCGTTCCACTGGAAACAGGCGTGTTTTCAGAGCCTGCACCAGACCGTTATGCTGTGATCACGCCGATGGTTGATACGTTCGAGCTATATACCGACGATAAACCACAACATGAAAGCCAGGAGGCGCGGATATCCCTGTTTGATAAGGGAAGCTATACGACTCTCAAAAACCAAATTGTCCGCATTCTATTGGATGCAGATTTTATTATAACCGACCGCCGGTACATCGGACATGAGGATGATACCGGCTATCACCATTACGCCATTGATGTGGCGAAAAATTACGAATTGGAGGATTAACAAATGGCGACTATCGGATTAGATAAACTGTATTACGCCAAAATCACAGAGGATTCAAGTGGCAATGAAACCTACGGCACGCCCATACAGCTTGCAAAAGCGATGAAGGCGGATTTGTCCGTAGAGCTTGCTGAAGCGACTCTGTATGCCGATGATGGGCCTGCTGAAATCGTGAAAGAATTTAAGAGCGGGACCCTTTCTCTCGGCATTGATGATATCGGCGTGACAGCAGCTGAGGACCTGACCGGAGCAACGCTTGATGATAACAACGTCGTCGTGTCTGGCAGTGAGGATGGTGGTTCACCTGTGGCTGTCGGCTTCAGGGCCAAGAAGTCAAACGGAAAATATCGATACTTCTGGCTTTACCGTGTGGTATTCGGCATCCCGGCAACCAACCTCGCCACCAAGGGCGACAGCATCACCTTTTCCACTCCGACCATCGAAGGAACTGTGGTGCGAAGAAATAAGCTTGATGGCAACGGCAAGCATCCGTGGAAAGCCGAAGTCAATGAGGACGACGCAAGCGTTCCATCAACTGTTATCACCGGCTGGTACACGCAGGTCTATGAACCTGTATTCACCGTCACACCATAACGGAGGGATAGCAAATGGATAATGAAAGAAGTTCAGGAATATCAATCGGTGGCCAAGAGTATGAAATGCTCCTGACCACTAAGGCAACGAAGGAGATCGCCAAGAGATATGGCGGTCTTTCTAATTTGGGCGAAAAGCTCATGAAAACGGAGAATTTCGAGATGGCACTGGATGAGGTTGTTTGGCTTATCACTCTGCTGGCCAATCAATCGGTGCTGGTTCACAACTTGCAGAATCATTCAAAAAAGCGGGAGCTGCTTACTGAGGATACCGTTGAGCTTCTGACCTCTCCCTTTGAGCTCGCGGAGTATAAAAACGCCATCATGGACGCCATGTACAAAGGAACGAAGCGCCATGTTGAAAGCGAGGATGAACCCTCAAAAAACGCACAGGTCGGGTAAGCGACGATGAGTTGTTTGCCCGACTAATTTTTTATGGCGTTTCCCTCCTTCATCGCTCTGAGCAGGAAGTTTGGCTGATGCCAATCGGGCATTTGCTCGACCAGTGGGAGGTATACAAGCAGTTCAACGGACTCGCAAAGGCATCCCGTGAGTATTACATCGATGAAATCATACCAAATGGAATCTAAGGAGGTGATGGGAACATGGCGGATAACTTTGGCCTAAAAATAGGCGTTGAGGGCGAGAAAGAATTCAAAAGAGCCCTTTCTGACATTAATCAGTCGTTCAAGGTGCTCGGCTCTGAAATGAAGCTCGTGGAGTCCGAGTTTGGCAAAAACGAAAACAGCGTCCAGTCCCTCACCTCCAAGAATGAGGTGCTCACCAAGCAGATCGATGCTCAAAAAGATAAAATTGAAACCCTGCGTAAAGCACTTGAGAATGCATCCTCATCATTTGGTGAAAATGACCGCCGAACTCAAGCCTGGGTTGTTCAACTCAATAATGCCCAAGCCGAACTCAACGGCATGGAGCGAGAACTGGAGCAGTCAGCTGACAGTGCAGATGAACTCGGCGATGAATTAAAAAAAGCAGGTGCTGATGCGGAGAGTTCAGGCGGGAGGTTTGAAAAGTTGGGTGGAGTTCTCAAGGGTGTCGGTGCTGCATTAGGTGCTGCAACCGTTGCTGCAGGAGCTGCTGCATTCAAACTTGGTAAAGAGGTTATCGAGCAATTTGGTGAACTGGAGCAGAACCTTGGGGGCTCAGAGGCCGTCTTTGGCAAGTACGCAGATTCCATCCAAAAGACAGGTGAGGAGGCTTACAAAAACCTTGGACTCTCCCAAAGCGATTATCTTTCGACCGCCAATAAGATGGGTGCTTTGTTTCAAGGCTCGGGCATAGAACAGCAGAAATCACTAGAGCTGACTGAGAAAGCAATGCAGCGGGCGGCGGACATGGCATCTGTTATGGGAATTGATATGTCGATGGCCATGGAGGCTGTCACAGGTGCAGCAAAAGGCAATTTTACCATGATGGATAACCTAGGCGTAGCGATGAACGCTACTAACATCGAAGCTTATGCACTCGCTAAAGGACTGGATTTTACATGGAATAGTGCAACACAAGCAGAAAAAGCTGAAGTTGCCATGCAGATGTTCTTTGAGAATACCCAGCAGTATGCCGGAAACTTTGCGAAAGAGTCGACTCAGACCATTTCAGGTTCAATCGGGCTTTTGCATGCTGCGCTTGGTTCTTTTACAGCGGGTCTTGGTAATGCCAATGCTGACATGACGAATTTAACGGGAAATCTAGTCGATGCTTTCCAGGCGGTGGTCAAAAACATTGTGCCAGTGATAGAGAACATAGTAGCCGCCTTACCTATGGCAATGGATGCCATTTTATCGGCTATTGGTGATTTACTGCCCACGCTACTTGTAACCGTCACGACATTGTTCACACAGGTGCTAAATACCATTCTTACTCTATTGCCGGAACTCATCCCTGCTGCGGTAGATGCCATTATGACGATTATAGGTGCACTTATTGACAACCTTCCTCTTCTAATTGACGCCGCAGTGCAACTGGTAACAGCACTCGTTGAAGGTATTGGTATAGCACTGCCGGAACTTATCCCCGCTGCCGTGGAAGCAATTATTACCATCGTGCAGGGGTTATTGGATAGCATGGATAAAATCCTCGAAGCGGCATTTACCATCATAAAAGGTCTGGCAGAGGGTCTGCTGAACGCGCTACCAGAACTGATCAGCGCACTGCCGCAGATTATCACAAGCATCATAAATTTCATTACCAATAATCTGCCTGCCATCATTAACATGGGCATACAGCTCACCGTTCAGCTTGCAGCAGGACTTATCAAGGCCATACCGCAGCTTGTTGCGTCCTTACCGCAAATTATCTCAGCTCTGGTCATTGGGCTGGGCAAAGCCGTGGGTGCTGTGTTTGAAATCGGCAAGAACATCGTTACCGGTCTTTGGGATGGAATCAAATCCATGGGCAGCTGGATCAGCGATAAAGTCAGCGGCTTCTTTTCTGGCATTGTTGATGGGGCAAAAGACCTGCTCGGTATTCATTCACCTTCCACTGTATTTGCTGGAATTGGTGAGAATATGGGTGCGGGTATCGGTGTTGGCTTTGACCAGATTATGACCAAGGTCTCAAGGGATATGCAAACATCTATCCCCACCGACTTTAGCGTAGACACAAACTTCAACATGAAAGGTAGCGGGTCCAGCCTATCCAGTTCTACAAAATCAATTGTTGAGCACACGGGTGTCATCGAAGTCCGTGGAATTAACAACAAAAAAGAACTCACTGGCGTTATTGAAATCATTATGGATCAGTTCAGGAGGGAGGCGAGAATCTGATGATACGACTGGAAACATCTACAGGCGAAGTCTTGTCGAGGATTCTTAAGGAAATCACTCCGATTGAATACTACTCAAACAGGCAAGTAAATCGACTTTTAGACGGAAGTTATCACGTTCAAGTTGTCGGCAGCGCTCTTAAAAGCATGGAAGGCACCATCGTGTCCACCTTCAATCAGGCTGAAAAGTTAAACAGTCTGATTGACTTAGGTACCCCGCTGGTGCTGAACTTTCTTGACAAGAAGTACCTTGTGTATGCTGACGATAAAATTGCCTGGAAGCGCATTAACTTTGCCCACGGAAACAAGGATAAAAGCCTGTTTGAAGGCAAGATTAGGATGGTCCTACAAGAGGAGGTGGCGCTGTGAGAAGCGTGAACTCCTTGATAGAGGAGAAACTCAAGAGCAATCAACAGACACCAGCAAATAAAGCTGCGCCACAAATGAGCATACAAGTAAGCCGGGCAAGGTCGACCATCATGGACTCGGATTACTGGACAGTTGAAACCATCCGTCAAAAGACTGGACTCGGTGATGTCAGCGTTGCTCCCAGACGCTATAAGCCTTATGGCCGTCCAAATAGAATCTATGAAATTCATGTTGATAACGGTGTGGTTGGAACATCAATCCGGGAGTATCCGGACACTTTCAAGGAAGGCTGGAAGGATCAGTTCACGTTAGGTAGTGGCTCATCCGTAGCACTTGGTTTTGATGGTAACTGGCAGCGGTATCGTGGTGTATGGCGCTTGGTGACGGATAAAAAGCCGTGGATATTTTGGGTGGACTCCTCCGGCATTTTGTGGCGTCAGCTTTGGGACGATTCATCTACCCGCTCTCAGCTCGATACTGGCGTCAGTTATGTCCGGGCAATTCGGGCATGGCGAAATCAGTATTCTGCCGAGCTTGATCAAGGAATTGTCGTCGGTTACATCAAGACCGATGGGACTGTCTGGTACCGCAACTACTGCAGACAAGCGGATGGCACAGTCATCTGGGAAATCGCCAGAGTGCTTCCCTCTGTTTCAGGTGCCGTACACTTAAACCTTTTTTTGACCAATGACTACCGGCTCGGATTTAGCATTGAAAAGACAAACAAAGAGATCCAGTGGATCATCACCCAGCGAAACTGGTCCGGTATGGCCATCATCCCAGAGAACGTTCATGCGGCGTTATCTCTAAATGAAGTCAAACTGATCCCGATTATTTACACCGATCTAAAGCAGACAGAAAGTGTTGATACGAGCATCACCTTCGGTAAAGTAAACTTCTGTCCGTTTGATGTAATCATAGGTTTCGCTCCGACAATCATCCGCGCAAAGCGCATGTATAACAATTTGATTGAGATCGAATACGATACGGAGCTTTATGAGGTTCCTGACTGTCCTGAATGCTTTACAATTTCAAATAATGCGATTGTAGATGTGGCTAAGTCAGGAAATAGAATACTTCAGCTGACGACAGCAAATTCACTAGTCAGTGTCGGCAGCTGGACGGTCACCTATAATGGCCTTGGCGGCATCAACTCTTACCATTCAGATTGCTGCAAGCCAGAGTTTGGCAGTTTCTCCGTCCTCGCAACCGGTGAACCGCCTTCTTTCACGGAAACCATCAAGCCGACCTTGAGTCTGACAAGCATCAGCTTTATTCAGTGTACTTTTTCAAGTGTATACGGTGATGAAAAGGTATCTACTGTGCTGGCCATCGTCGCTGTTGACCTGATTAAAGTCGGGACTAATCCATTATAGTCCAGGAGGGATAGTATGAATTTTAACGCAAGCGTCAAGCTTCACAATAAATTTGAAGTGTATGTCAAAGACATGCGCACGGGTAAGGAGCGTATGATCGGCACCGCCTATAACATGGTGCTGAGCGCTATGTGGACCCAGATCATTTCGGACAGGAGAAGTCCGTTCGATTTCATCTGCTATGGCCGTGGTACCGGAGAGCTCTCGCCCACCAGAACCTCTCTCTTTTCCCAGATTGCACAGGTCAGCTCCACTCGTGTGGAGGAAGTCTACTCAAGCGACTCCGGCTACATTAAGGAGAAGATCGAACTTTCACCCAGCACGGCTGTCGGTGAAACCATCACTGAAGTGGGTATTCGCGGTTACTCGAGATTAGTGACTCACGCGCTTCTCAAGGATGCCGAGGGAAACCCTATCAGTTTCACCAAAACCGATACCGATGTTGTCACAATTTACGCAACTTTATACTGCAAAGTATCTGTAACTTCACCTCTAAAGTTCAGCCAGGCTCAGGTGTCCTATGGCACTGCTTACTACCTCTTGAATTATGGGTACATCACTACAACCATAAAGGTTGGCAGAAATCCTATGCCGCTTGATGCAGATGCGATCAATGCGGCCGGAATTTGTGATTCCTATGGTGCGGCCAAATCTTCAACCCGGATTTCTTATAATGTTGAAGCAGCCATTGAAACATACAAAGTCAGGTTTGAAATATCGGAAGCAAATATGTTTATCAAAGAAATTCAGATTGCAGATACGGCTTCAATTCTTGTACCAGAAGGTTCGCTCATAGGAAAAGTCCTTTATGAAAATGTGCCACTTGGGATTGGCAATAACTCAAAGACCAGATTTTTGCTGCCTAGCCCCTACATCGAAACGCCACTTGTCAATGTGAAAGTGAACTCAGTTCTGGCACCCTTCACTCTGGACAGAAAACCAAAAATTGCTCTTTCGTGTGGTACAAACCACAGCAATGGTGGTTCAGGGTGGAGTTCATATCCTAGCATCGTTTATCCCACACCTTGGGGCAATAAGTGGATTGGTAATGGCGAGTATAAGGTGCAGTATGGAAAGGTTCACAGAGGATATCTCAGGCAATACGGTTCATTCAGCCCTTCAGTCGGCTCGTTTCCGGATAAGCCATGGTACAGCTCAAAGTCCTCCAATCAACCGATTTTTCTAAACACTGAACCTATATGCATACTTCCTGTAAACGTGTGGCTTGATTATTCTACCGATCAAGCAAAATCCACACTTTCAAGATTTGGAGATATTACCCCTTCAACAGGTGTCATGACACTAAATGATCAATTCCTGATTTACTCAGACAACAGTGCAGGCTATGTCAGACTTGCTAAAAAAGCAGCTGATGGAAAATACAATCGAGTGGGCACATCACAGGCAGGTGGTTCAGGAAGGAATATATTCCAGAATAATTTCATCACGGCAGATGGTAACCACGCTGTTTTGTCTGGTTATCAAGGATTGGTGATCGTTTCAATAAACACGGTAAATGAAACAATTACCCAGGAGATAAACGACGCTACTTATCAGGTTGTGGTTTGCGAATACAACGGAAAAATTTATTCTTTTGCAGCGGGCAATTACAAGATCTATGAGCTGGTTGGTGGCGTATTTACTTTAGTCTTCTCAGGTACCTATCCAAACACCATGTCACTATATGGTGGTGGTCTTGTAGGAGATGGACTATGTCTGATTAGTGACTCTAACATCGCCAATGCCAAATTCATAAAGTTGTTGCCAGATGGCATTGAATACTACGCCCCACAATCCCCCCTTTCTCATTCAATAACGAGTGTGAATAACATCATCACAGACGGTAGTCCAATATTCTATTGCGGCATTGACCGTTCGGCATACACCTTTTATGTTGATGATTCTGAAATATTCGTAGTATTAGGAACACCACCAACTGACTCAGAAGCCGTCACAGCTTCCTACAAAACCGAGGGTATCCATAAAACTGATCAGTTTGTTTTGGATGTTACATTCTCTGTTAATTTTGCGGAGGGCGTATGATAACTTGGCATTTAGGCGGCGCAGTATCTTACCCTGATGAGCTGCTGCAGTACGCACTACTTTTATTAGAACATGGGTATCAGGTGCAGGTCTATGATGCGGCATTCACGTCGCTATGGAACGGTGGCCGGATACCCTTTAACCGTGACACTGGATTTGAAGATTTTATCAGGGCTATCGAGCTTTTCAATGCGCATGAGATCGGTGTAGATGCGACCTTTTCTGGAATCGTTGAAGATCATGAATTGATGGATTACGAGTGCAATGCAGTGCTTGATAAATTAGCGGTCAGCCCTTTGAACGGCGTAATTCTCTCAGAACAGAAGTTCATTGACCACATTAAGAAATATTATCCTGGGCTCGCGATCACCTCATCGATTACCGCTGTGGTGCCAAAGATTGAAGGCTGTGACTTTTATGCGGTGAGCCCGGATTTCAATTCTCATCTGGAGGACTTGGCAGGGCTTGGTTTTCACAAGCTGCAGATATTGGTGAACGAAAACTGCTACCAAAACTGTGCAGAGCGCGAACAGCACTACAGACAGTTATCACTTCAAATGAAGCGCTTCTATAAATCCTACGAGGACGTCTGCATCTGCAAAGACCAATCTGGCGGTCGGTTCAAAATGCGGCTCGACATGGAGCAAATTAATGCCTTACATGAAGCGGGCATCTCCCACTTCAAGCTGCAGGGCAGACAGGACCATATTGAAAGTGAAATAGGTCCATACATCCGGGATGTGATCCTAAAAACGAAGGGAGAGGAATGATATGAGTATGTGGCACGTAGGAACAGGCGTCTGTTGTGGGTGCGGCACCGTCTTAACCATCAAATCTATATCGGACAGCATTAACTGTTATTTGTGTGATGCACCGATTGATCTGTCGGAGCTTCCGATTATTGAAATTGCAGAAACGAAGAAATCTTCAGAAGTGGTCCCGGAAGAAGAACCAGAGCAATGAAATTCTGAGTTAATGGAGGTGAAAGCATGCAGCTGACATTCGAAAATGATGCTATTGTCGGGAACGGTACTTATCCTGATTTTATTCAGTTCCCTAAAACAGAAGGCCAGCTATTTTTTATCACTGGCGGTCTGCTCTATGGCACACCGAGTAATCGCTTTAATGGCGACTTCTCAGCTCCGGTTTGGCAGGACACGGTGTACATCAGTCCAAAAAATGATACCGGCCTTAGCAATCTTGAGCTGAAATCACTCTCTGGGTTTGGTATAGTAGGCTGCTTTCGGACGCCATACGCTCAGAAGCTGCTCATCCACGAGTACATGTTCGAGATGGACCGATATCTGGATTCGGGTAGCATCAAATGTTCAATGGACACCCCAATCACATCCTTTACGCTGAGTCTTGAAAACCCGATTAACGAAAACCCTGAATACGAAGGCAACGTTGCCATTTCAGAAGAATCCAGTCTTCTATCTCCTGGCAGTAAAGTGGTATTTGAGTTCATCATTGGCGACAGTGAGCCTTATCCAATGGGGAGCTTTTATGTGGACCGGAGCAATTTTGAACTACTCGGCGAAAGTATCAGCGTGGATGGCCGGAACATTATCGGTAAAGCACTGGGCGATCAGAGCTTCGATGAAGACAACTCTTACAACTACCAGCTCCTGCATCAGACAATCAGGGATATCCTTGATAAGGCTAATATCAGCACCGATGAAATGCTGGTGCAGAACACTTCTCTGTCAGCTGGCTATATGTTCGACCCCAATATGAGCTTTCTTGATGGCGTCATGGAAGTTCTAAAAGCGTTTGATAACTGGCAAATCAAAGAACTTGTTGATGGAACCGTGGTAATTGGGGCTTCTACCTTTGCTGGATTTGCAAGTAACTCAAGCTATGTCTTTCAGCGTGACAAGGACATCTTTACCAGAAACATCGTCCGGGACGATCAGGAAGCCTACCGACGGGTCTGCGTTCACAATCGGGATTTCAGCATCAAGGTGTACCGGAATGTCCAGACCTATACCGGATGGAATCTTCAAGCGAACAAGACTCTTTACATTAACGTACCGGAAGGAACAACACTCACGGATGCCGAGAGCTACGCCACCCAGATTGCCGACAGCCTGCAGTATGTTGGGAAAATCGAAAGCTTTACAGGTCCTTTCAGGCCGCAGCTCCTCTTGGGCGACGAGGCGGTCATCGTCAACAGCGAAGGCTCCACCAGCCTTGGACTGATCACGGAGATTACGCACCGTTTCGGGAAAGACGGGTTTTATACCGACTTTACTGTGGACAGTGGTGGCAAACTCGGCAAGGGCAGACTCAGCGACTACATCGGCAGGATCACAAAAGACCGGACCAGCAGCAGCCGCGTTTATGAATAAATCAGTGCCCTGAGGTATCCGGGCTTTATACATCAACTATCTTAGAACAGCTTTAGAGGCGTCCGCAAATTACGGGCGTCTTTTTTGTACGCAAAACTAAAGGAGGACTACTATGAAAGAATTATGGAATTGGACGCAGGCGGTAATTGCTGCGGCAGGCGGAGGTCTTGGGTACTTCCTCGGAGGATGGGACGGATTTTTGTATGCTCTTTTAGCCTTCGTAATCATCGACTATGTCACTGGTCTGATGTGTGCAGTGCTAGATAAGAATTTGTCCAGTGAGATCGGCTTTAGAGGCATTTTCAAGAAAGTGCTTATCTTCTCGCTTGTGGCAATAGGGAATATTGTCGACCAAAGTGTTATCGGTGACGGCTCTGTTATTAGAACGGCTGTCATCTTTTTCTACCTATCAAACGAGGGTGTCTCCATCCTTGAGAATGCAGCGCATATAGGCTTGCCGGTACCGCAAAAGTTAAAGGATATCCTAGAACAGCTTCATAACCGAAGTGACAAGGAGGGCTGATAAATGAATCTCCGAAAGTTAATTCTTATAAACAATGCCTGTTTCAAGGCTGGCCGGACTATTAAACCAAAGGGCATTATGGTGCATTCAACCGGGGCAAACAATCCCTTTCTGAAACGCTATATCGGTCCTGATGACGGACTTCTGGGGAAGAACCAGTCGGGCAATCATTGGAATCAGGACAAGCCCGATGGCAGACACGTCTGCGTCCATGGCTTCATCGGCAAGCTTGCTGATGGAAGCATCGCCACCTATCAGACCCTACCGTGGAATCATAGAGGCTGGCATGCCGGAGGCGCAGCAAACGATTCACATATAGGCTTTGAAATCTGCGAGGACGGTCTGACCGACACCTCGTATTTTAATGCCGTTTACAAGGAAGCCGTGGAACTTTGCGTCTATCTCTGCAAACAATACGGACTCACTGAAAAGGATATCATCTGCCATTCGGAAGGATATAAACTTGGCGTTGCCAGCAACCACAGCGATGTCATGCACTGGTTTCCAAGGCATGGCAAGTCAATGGATAACTTTCGTGCGGATGTTAGGGAACTACTTGCGTCAGCTACACCTTTAGTAGATATTAATGAAACAAAAAATAAGTACTA